GCAAGAGGCGTTTTGACTTCGCCTAGGCGTCTGAGAATTTGGGATCTTCCTGGTGAAACGATCCTAACTCAGAAGTGCTGTAATCCCTCCGGGGAATCCCCGTCGCTTTAGCGCGGGGAGTAGTCAATTCAACTTGTGGCCAGTATTCCAGCTCTTTTTTTATTGCGTCTTCCAAGACCTCTCGCATGGTTAGGCCGCGCTCTCGGCAATGCTCCACCAAGCGGTCGTACAAGGCTTTGCTAATGGGCGACGGTCTACGGGTTGGCCCTCGTCGCTGATCCGGCTTCCCGACTCCTTTTGGCCACGGCATAAAAACCCCTCATTACATCCCCTATATCCTACGCCTTAGCATTGGATATGACAAACGATACAACCCTTGAAAAATATTTCCTGAATCCTATTGACATACCCAATCAATGGCGCTATATTGATTTACATGAGGCGCAGGACGCCAGTGAGTTGCACTCTCACAGTCAAAGCTTCCGGCGGGGGGAGAAACGCAGAACGAACGTTCAGCTTCTTGATGGACACCAAACCACAAGGAGAACACCATGGACAAAGCACGTACTGATGCTTACTTGGCTGCCGTTGACAGCGGCGACCGGGAAAAGGCGAACGCACTGCTTGACCAAATGTTTGCTGAGATTGAGGCGGAATACACCGCGCATTCCTCGGCACTGGCTAAGGCGGGCGATGCCCTTGCCGGACTGTTTGCAGCAGCCGACGAGATCATGGACAACCCGATTTACCAGTAATCAACGTGGGCATCATTGATGCCCATCAAGGCGCTGAACGCCCACCGCCCCCCGGCGGGATACCAAATAGGGTGACAGGCTGGAACAGCAGCAGCCACGGCAACCGCCCCACCGCTACAGGGGCACCACCTACAACATTCTGGAGAACACCATGACTTACGCTGCTCAACTTTTTATCACCGCCAACACTGCATGGAGCACCTGGTACGAATTTTCGGATCGCGCCTGCCACGACACCGCCAAGGTGTACCGCTGGTACGTCGCTACCTTCTTCTCTGCCAAGGCCCAACAGCGCTATCAGTGGATCGGGGAAATGCTGGGGTGCCTGATTGCCCTGGCTGTCCTCTACACCCAGCGCTGGGCCGAGGCCGAGGTGCAAAGCTGCATCGCCCAACCCGCACCTCAACTGGTAGAGGCTGACCCCTTCGACCAACCCCAAGCCCTCGCCGCTGTGGCCGCTGCCATGGCTCCGGTGGCTACGCAGACGGTGAAGGTAAGCCCCGCCAAACGTCGGATCACCAAAACCCAACGCCTGCGGAAGGAATGCAGCGCCAAGGGGATTCAATGGCGCAATGCCCACGGCACCAAGCACATGAGCAATGCCGAAATGGAGGCGGCACTACTGGCCCACGCCTAACGACCGTTCACCGCACTGGGAGGGAACTAACCAGGGCACTGTAAACCACTACCTATAACGCTATGAACACTTTTGAGCAGTACGCCGAGCTTCAGCGCCAAATTAAAGCCCTACAGGCCCAGGCCGAAGTCCTCAAGCCCGTTGTCATGGCAGAGATGCCGGATGCCAAGTACACCGCTGCTGACGGCTCTCAGTTCAGCATTAGTTAGCGCAAAAAGTGGACGTATACCAGTGCGGTGATCGAGGCTGAGGAAATGTTGAAAGGCATGAAAAAAGCCGAAGAAAAGACTGGGGCCGCTACCTTTGAAGAAACCCCAGTGCTTAGCGTAAAGCTGGCTTGACCCACCCCGCTGCCCGCCCACGTGCGTTAGAGAGGGCAATGCAAACCCAACAAAGACAGGTGACACGATGACTGATGAGATTACGCTGCATGAAGGGGCCGTATCCGGTGGTCTCCAGATCCGCACGATGGATGACCTAAGCCGGGTTTCTAAGATGCTGGCTATGTCCAAGTTTTTCAACGATGCCATTGACGCTGCCCAGTGTGGGGTGAAGGTGCTGGCGGGCACAGAGATGGGCTTTGGTGCCTTTGCCAGCATGACCGGAATCCACATCATCAAAGGTAAGCCGTCCATCGGGGCCAACCTCATGGCGGCTGCGGTGAAGCGCCACCCAAACTACAACTATCGGGTGCTAGAGCACACCGCTGAGGTGTGTCGGATTGCCTTCTATGAGCGCTGGGATGGCAAGCTGGAACAGGTTGGAGTCAGCGAATTTACCCTAGCCGATGCCAAGAAAGCAGGAACCCAAAACCTGGATAAGTTCGCCCGGAATATGCTGTTTGCCCGTGCCATGAGCAACGGCGTCAAGTGGTACTGCCCTGATGTGTTCGACTCGCCCGTGTACACGCCTGAGGAACTGGGGGCCACTGTGGATGAAGAAGGAAACTACGTGGATGTGGAGGTGGTGCAGACCACGCCTATTGCCTACGATGGCCCTCATGCTGTGACCGCAGCCCCTAAGCAGGCTGCAACCACCCCACTGGAGGCCGAGGCAAAGACCCTGGTGAAGGAAGCCATGGCCGAGGGGCTAACGGTGGAGCGCATCCGCGAAGTTTGCACCGCCAACAACCTGCCTACTGCTGCTGCTGACTTTTCCACCCGTGACCAGGTGTTCACCCTGGCTCAACTTCTCCAAGACGAGATCGCCGCACTCTACGAAAAGCAAGCTGCTTAATCCCCCGCCCTGGGCATGGCGGTAAAAGGCCCACTGCAAACCCAACAAAAGACACGGTGATACCATGCCTGCTGAAGCTGAAGCCTATAATCAAGTCCAACTGATCGGCAACCTGGGGGCCGATCCTGATGTGAAATATTTTGCGTCCGGCTCCGTTGTTACCGAAGTTCGTATTGCGGTTTACACCGGCAAGGATAAAGCCACTGGGGATCCCAAACCCCCGATGTGGATTACGGTCAAGGCTTGGAACCAGTGCGCCGACGAACTGGCAAAACTACGCAAGGGCGACCGCCTCCAGGTTGTCCGTGGCCAGTGGAGCCAAGACACCTGGCAAGACCGGGCAACCGGGGCCAATCGCACCAAGGATTATTGCCTAGCTTGGGAAGTTGCCAAGATTGAGCGGCAACCCAAACCCCAAGAACAGCCCCAAGAACCTGCGGCCAACTACGAAGAAATTCCCTTCTAACCCACACCATACCCCGCCCCTGGCTACGGCTGGGGGCTTTTTGTACCTACCAACGAAAGACACTAAAACACCATGGTTGCCTATAACTTCAAGCCTCAATTCGCACCGCTGATAACGTCTGGTCAAAAGCGCCAAACCATCCGAGCATTGGGCAAGCGTCGCCATGCTGCATCAGGAGATGCTTTGCAGTTATACACCGGACAGCGGACTCGCAACTGTCAGAAGCTGCTAGATGCAGTCTGCACCAATGCCACGCCGATCAGGATGATTTCCCATGAACTGAATGAACAAATGACGGGCTTGAGCATCTACCTTAGGGGTTCAGATGTTGCCCTTGATGCCGCCAGCGCTGACGCCTTGGCCAAAGCAGACGGGTTTGAATCCCTTGCTGAGTTTGCCGAGTTTTTCGAGGACAGACTGCCGTTTGAAGGGGTGATGATCCAATGGTGACTGTCGTCGGAATCGACCCTGGCCTCTCTGGAGGCATTGCCGTTATCGCTGACCGCCATGCCCTCGCCTATCCCATGCCCCTTGCTGGAAAAGAACTCGACCTTGGCCAGATCCGCGACATCATTCACCAGGCTCAACCCCGCCTTGCCGTAGTGGAAAAGGTCGGATCTATGCCCGGTCAGGGAGTCGCCAGCACGTTCAAGTTTGGGAAAGGCTACGGCTCTATCCTGGGCATCCTTGCTGCCCTCGACATCCCCACAGAGCTAGTCACGCCCCAACGCTGGAAGGGAAAGGTGTTGGCCGGAACCTCCAAGGACAAAGACGCCGCCATTGCCTACTGCCGCAGGGTATTCCCCACGGTGGAACTGGTGTTGCCCCGGTGCCGTAAACCCCATGACGGGATGGCCGATGCCTTGTGCCTAGCTGAGATGGGCCGACGCGAATTTATCGCGGCACAATAGAACCACAACCTACACTGCACTACTCACCCCCCCGGCCTGTGCTGGGGGTTCTTTTTGCGCTTGAGCATGGCCACAAAAAACCCGCCGTTGCCAGCGGGTAGACTCTACAGAATTTAGGAGATGCCCCTAGGGTAGCGAATCCCGCAGGGCGGCGACTTCCTGGGTCAAAGCGTTGCGAGTGGCCTCTAGTGCTTTGATTTCAGCCCGCAGTTGCTTGCGGCGATCTTCTAGTCGCTTGATGGCCCCGTGCAGGCTGGCATGGTGGCTAGCCTGTCGTGAGGCACGGTTGCCAGGGCGGTTGATGGCGGCACTGCTTTCTCGCTTGGGTTCGCCGTGGGTGAGTTCGGCGCGTCCGGTTTTTGGGTCAAATTTCATGGCTCCCCCTACGCTGCATTTTCGGTACGGTTGGCGGCATTGGCTTGGTAGAAGCTGTGGACTTGTTGGGCGTAGCGGAATGCTCCACTAGGCCCAGCCGTTTCTACCAGGCTGCAAAACTGGGCAAGCCGCCCTGGGTGGTTCAGCACTCGCAACAGGTCGTCCCCTGCGGGATAAGCGGTGCCAATGTCGAGGTCATCGAGGGATGCAGGGGCGGTTGACTGCCCCAGGTCGGACGGCGGCAGGAAGCTAGGGATTTCGGCAGCAATGGCGATCCACTCGCTGACGATGATGGCCCTACAGCGCACGGCTGTTTGGTTTCGCGGATCGGCCAGCCAATACGAGGCACGGCCCAAGCGGCGCGACATTTCCGCCAACGTCACGCGCTGGCCTAGCCGCTGGCATTCCATTCTGTAGCCTCGCGCCAAAGAGCGCAGCTCGTCGTCTGACGGGGGTGGGGTGTGTTTGGTCATGGTTACTTTGTCTTTTGTTGTTGGTGGTTAGTCGGGATTCAGCCCTAGGGACTCTAGAGAGATACCCAGGGCATTGCAGATTCGAGAAAGCGTGGCAAGCGGGATGGTTGAACTGCCGCCCGCAATTAAGCGATACCAAGTATCTTCGCCAATGCCAGCTTCACGGCAAAGCTGAGAAACGTCTTTAGAGGAGGCTTTTTGCGATTCAGCCAAGGCGAGAGGTAAGTTTTGCACCCTCCATTGCTTGGTCTGAATTACTCGCATTTGAAAGCCTGAAGGGGGAGTCGCATCCTTAAGTTTGGCCCGATAGGCTTTAACCCCTGCCATTTGACGAGCTTGAGGGTCAAGACAGTTCAGGGGAGGACAGTGCTTCTCAATTAGGACTGATTCAATCCCAGCCAGCAAACTAGGCTGAACTGGCAAGTAAGCAATGCGAACACCAGTCATCTTTTTTAGATGCTGTTTTTGGGCGTGCCCAGCCCATCGCCGCCGAAGGTTTTGGCTTTGCCCAATGTACTGAACAGTGTTTTGGCCATCAAGGGCAAAGTAGATGCCCGACTCCAATGGCAAACGGTTAGCATTTTCTAAAGCGACCGACGGCAACGCAAGCGGATCAATGTCAGGAATGGCAATCACTTGGAGCCTCCCCGTCTTCAGGTTCCCAAACAATTTCGATCAACTCAGCAATACTCGACAACCGGAACCATTTGCACAGCACCGTAACCGTGTGGTTGTCGATGCGGTTGAAATGACCACGGTAAAGCTTACCCACCGTGGCAGGGCTTAGTCCAGTCTCCATGGCCAAGGTCTTTTGATCGACCCCCGCTGACTCCATCAATTTGGCAAGGTGGCTTTTCACTTTCATGCCTCCAACTTATCACTTTCCGATTTTAGCACGAATCCAACAAGGCGCGATGCTAGCATCGCAGCATCCATGCTACAATAGAACCCAAGGGCACCCAACCAGCCCCGACCAACAAAGACAGGTAACAATGAAAAATACTGACGACAGACGTGGCGCAAGCCGCATTACCCGCACCTATAAAGTCACCTTACCTACTGGTATGACCACCGTTACCATTCCCCAAGGTTACGAGCCAGGGGTTGGAGGTGAGGCGGCAAAGTTGCGCCGCCTATTTCCGAGCATGATCGGCGCGATGATGGTGCGAGGCTAATGGACTACCGCGAATGCCCCGACTGTGACGGTTGGGGCGAGGTTACATTGGAGCGGGACACCTTTGGCCCATCTGGCCACGGCAACCGCAACGAACGCCAGGAATGCGAAACCTGCAACGGGCGTGGGGAGGTGCCCGAAGGCGACGACAGCGAAGACTAAAAAAGCGGCGTAGGGACTCGCTGGGTACCACCCCAGCACCTACGCCGACCAACAAAAGACAATTTGTAACAACACCACTGTGACCGATGATTACCCAACACAACCCAACCGCAAATAAAGTTTGCGACAATTTGGCACAAGTTCGAGTTTTCTTCCAGGTCGGCATTCCGGCCATTGATGACTATGGTTACGACGTAATCGACAGCATCAACGGTGAGGCCATTGTTCCGGCTGGGGATGCAGCGGGGGCGCTAGCGGCCCACGTTGCCCAGCATTACCCCGGTTGGGAGTTGATTGACTGGGTGGAAGCTGGCAAGCCCTTTGCCGAGTTCTAAAGATTTTTGTTCTGGGGCTGCGCTGCGGTGTGGCCCTGTTTTTGTGGGAGGAATTATGACAGACCTTGAAAAGCTGCAACTGCTGCGCTACATCGCCCAGAAAGAGAAAGCCCCAGGGGCATGTAGCCATACAACGATGGGTAAATTGGGTGGCCTGATTCAGCACCATGGCTGGCCCTACATGAGCCTCACCCGCGCTGGGTGGGCAGAGCATGACCGACTAAGTCAGACGCAGGCCGTGGGAGGTAGATCATGAGACGCGAAAACGACTACTACCCTACGCCCCGGTGGGCCACCGCTCACCTGCTGAGCCATCTCCCTTTCGCCATTACCGACCCTTGGGTGGAGCCTTGCGTAGGCAGCGGCGACATTGCCGATATGGTAGAGCAAGCTGGCTACGCGGGGTTCAGGAACGACCTTGACTGCGAACATGATGCCGATTTCTACGGCGATGCAACCGACCCGGAAACCTGGGATGTTTTTGAACTGTTTATGGGAGCGCGTCCCGCATGGTGCATCACCAACCCGCCCTTTAACCAGGCGAGCCAGATCCTGCCGCTGGCGATGGAGCGCTGCACCAAAGGCGTGATTATGTTGTTGCCGTTGAGCTACCTAGAGCCATGCGCCAATCGTGGCCAGTGGCTTGAGCAGCACCAAGACCGCATGAGCATCGTGTTTTTGCCCAAACGAGCGAGCTTTACCGGGGACGGCAACACTGCCATGGTGGCCACCGCCTGGTTTATCTGGGGCAAGCATCGGCGGTTGATGGATCCGTTTGTTTACCCCAGCGCAGGTAAGCAGTTGAGCCTGTTGGAGGTGGCGTGATGAAAACCCTATTTGATTCCGAGCGCCTGTCAATGGAGCGATCCATCGAGCTAACAGCCCAAAGCCTGAACGCCTACGGAGCCGATTACGACCATTGGTGTGTCGCATTTTCGGGCGGCAAAGACAGCACCACCGTCCTCTCCCTGGTGTTGCTGCTGATTGAGCAGGGGCAAGTAAAGCGGCCCAAGAGTATCACCGTCCTCTATGCCGATACCCGCCAGGAACTACCGCCCCTGCACTTTGCGGCCATGGGCATGTTGGCAAAGGCCCGCGAGTTAGGGTGCCAAGCCCAAGTGGTGTGTGCCCCTATGGAAAAACGGTTTTGGCCGTACATCCTAGGCCGAGGGGTGCCCAGCCCTCAAAACGGCACCATGCGCTGGTGTACTCGCCAAATCAAGGTAGACCCCATGACCGCCGCCCTTGAAACGCTACGGCGCGACATTGGCCCCAGTGGCAAGCTGCTGATGTTGACCGGAGTTCGCCTGGGCGAGAGTGCAGCCCGTGACCAACGGATCTCCGTTAGCTGCTCCAAGGATGGCGGCGAATGCGGTCAGGGCTGGTTCCAAAAAATGACCGTCCACGGCACCGACGACCTGTGCAGCGTAGACACCCTTGCCCCCATCCTCCATTGGCGGGTGTGCCATGTGTGGGACTGGCTAGTGCAAGCCGACATTGAACACGGCTATCCCACCATGGCGGTTGCTGAAGCGTACTCGATGACCGAGAGCATTGAAGCAGGGGAAGAACCCTTGGCCACCCGTACAGGCTGCATCGGATGCCCGTTGGTCAGCACTCAAGATACGGCCCTGGCCCAAGTGTGCAAACAACCCCAGTGGGCGTACCTCGCACCGCTGCTAGAAGTTCGGGCATTGCACTATCAAACTCGCGACCTCAACAACCGCCTACGGAAGCCCCCAGGGGAGACCCGCAAAGATGGCAGCTTAGTCAAAAATCAGGGTCGTTTTGGGCCGATCAAGTTAGAGAAACGACTGGAAATTCTGGAGCAAGTGCTGAGCATTCAGCAGCGCGTCAATGAGGCGGCAATTACGTTAGGTCGCCCTCAAGTCAGCCTGATCAATTCAGCGGAAGAATTGTTTATCCGCTCTGCGATTGGGTCAGGGACTTGGCCGGATCGGTGGGACGGAGACGAACCAGGCGGGCAACAGTGGTTCCCTACTTTTTACGAAGATGGCAGCGTGCAACCTCTGCTGTGGGAGGTGGGCTGATGGTTTCGCTCCAAGGCAAATTTATTACCCCGCGCCCTCACAGTTTTTTGGACTATTACGGCAAACCCACACACAGGGAAATGCTGATGCGGTTCGACTTTCAGCAAAAGGGGCAAATCATGGAACCACGTTGGTCGGACAATTACCCAGGGCGACGCCCCCTAGGCATTGCACCGTCAGGCAAGTTTGCCATCTACATCATCCAATGGGTGCCTGTCGCCATGCGCCGCTACGAGGTGGCGGCTGAACTGCGCCCTTGGGTACCACCGACCGATGATTTCATGCTCAATTTTGAGGATCGCTACCACTGGGGCAGACCAAAGTTAACCCTGACGTTGCCTGTAGCGCCTATCCCGGAATACGAATATGCCCTTGCCCACGCTGCCCAGCAGGAGGCCACCCTATGACCCCATACCCCGCCGACTACAACACCGCCCCCGCGACCTGTGGAACTTGCCTTTATTACCTCAGCATCAATCCGGCCAAGTGTGCCATCACCCAGGCCCAGACCGCGCCTAGCGACTTCTGCAACCGATGGACGCTGTGGGTCGCCAAGGCCCAACCCGTAAACCCTACCCCGTGAACCCATGGCCAACCTCAATCATGCATCCGCCCAATTTGCCCACCTTGGCCACACCGACCCTGCTGCTGCTCAACAACTTTGGGCCACTGCCTTGCAGCATCTTCCCCCTCGTGGCCTTCGCGCACTAGCCGAGGCCATGCCGCCCACCGGGGCCGTTGCTCAATCCCTGCGCGATCAACTCAGCAGCCTTGCCATGGAACGCGCTACCAGCCCACAGAAAACCGCCTAGGAGACCACCAACATGCAAAACCTCAGCTTATCCCCCGCCGCGGGCGAAGCCCTCACCAAGGGACTGAGCCGTGCCAGCCATCGCCTAGAGGATGCGTTGGCCATCGCGGCCTACATCACCGCCCACCCCGACCAGCACCCCCCTGAAATGGTCGCCCGTGCTGAGCGAAGAAGGTGTGGCGTTTGGGCCAAGGCCACAAGTTGCAGCCCCGCCTAATCCAGGGCGCACACTGGACGCGGCCCAGCAGCCGACAGGTGTTATTTCACCGCGATCTGATGCTGGACTTTGTGGCGAATCAACACGCCCCGGAAGTTCACCAAAAGGCGGTGCTGGCTTACCTCGCCAGCTTACCTAGCAGCAAGGCGGTGATTTGACACGCTCCCCGACCTAAAGGTGCGGGGATTCTCCGGCTAGGCGAACAGTCCAAGCTGTTCGCTGTACGGTTGGCTAGACAAAGCAGTCGGATTGCCAGAAACCCTGGTCTTATGCCCGTTCTTTATCCATTTAGAGTCTTGGGTTAGCCCCAACCCAGACTTTTCGATATTTTTGGCAGCATTGCCATCTCTATCGTGTTCGGTTCCACAACTCACACAGAGGATGGAACGAACCGATAGATCAACCTTGCCCCATCGGAATCCGCAATCAGAACAAACCTGACTGGTTGGTTCCCACCGACTGATGATCCTGACCTCTCGGTCGTTGACCATGTTGGCCTTGGCCTCGCACATCGTCCGTGTGGTGCCCCAGCCTTGCTCACTGATCGCCCGTGCCAAACTCCGGTTTCCAAGCATATTCTTCACAGCCAGGTCTTCCAACACCACCACTTGGTTTTCGTGGATTAGCTGGGTCGTGGTCTTGTGCAGAAAGTCTCTTCGAATATTGGCCGTTTTTAGCTTCAGTTTTGCAATGCGGAGCCGAGTCTTTTCACGACGTTTAGACCCCTTGGTTTGACGGGCCAGCTTACGCTGAAATCGCCTTGTCTTTCGGTCTAAACGCTTATAGCCAGGGGATTCTACTCTGTCACCTGTACTTAGAAAGGCAAAGGTTTTGATGCCCAGATCCACCCCAATCGCGGGCCGTAGTGGCTCAATGCTGATGGGGCCAACCTCCACCACAAAGCTGGCGTGGTATTGCCCAGCCGCATTACGGAGAATGGTCACAGAACTAGGCTCAGAGGGCAGTGGCCTTGACCACTTCACCTTGAATCGACCTAGTTTGGCCAGTTCAAGCTTATTGCCCTTGAGAGAAAATCCCGTCCGAACAAATCGTGCCGACTGTTGGTTCAGCTTCTTTTTGAATCGAGGGAAGCCCACCTTTGGCCCTTTTCGTTTGCCGCTACGGCTCTCGAAAAAGCTCCTAAAGGCGACACCCAAATCCTGAACCGACTGCTGCAAGGGAACGACTGACACATCGGCCAACCATTCCCGTTCAGCCGTCTTTTTGGCTTGAGTGATCACCAGCTTTTGCAGTTCAGCATTGCTAGGCCACTTCTCGCCCTGCGGTACTGACCGCACAATCGCCAGGGCATCGTTGTACACAACTCGGCAGCACCCAAAAAGCTGATTTAGCCCTTTGACCTGCTGCGGTGTTGGATAAATTCGGTACTGGTATCGTGCTTTCATGTCATCCATGATAACATGAATGGGTAGACAATGTGTAGGCACAATGGCAAAAGAAAGGCTTAATCTAAGGGTGTCCGGCACTAGGTTAGAAAAACTTAGGCGCGTTGCTGAACAGAGAGAAAAAACGATGACCCAGCTTGTGGAGGACTGGATAGATCGGTTGCAAGAAGAAAAGCCGTCCTGAAGGACGGGGCTTTAGACCCAGGTTTTTGGTAAAAAAATACCCCCCTCGGTGATGAGCCAAGGGGGGAACCAGACAGAGTAGCAGGGTAGAATTAGAGGACGCTGATTACCAGTCAGCAAACCCAGCAAAAGACAATTTCGTAACAAGGAAATTATGAATATTTTACTGCATTTCAGGCCAGTGTGCCTATGGTTTGTGGCAGCATCCCCAGCGTTTCAAGGGGGTGTGGCATGAACCTCCAACCTGGAATTATCAATCTCAATCTACTGCCCTCTCATTGGGGGTTGGTTGCTTGCGGGAATCGCAAGCAACCCTATCAAAAGCAGTGGCAAAAGAATCCTCGAACGGCTGCACAGATCCAAGCCGAAATCAACGCCGGACGTTGCCATGCCGTTGGTGTTCTCTGTGGCACTCCATCGGGTGGGCTATTGTTCCTTGACCACGATGGCCCTAGCTGCACGGCACTGGTAGGGCGGCTATCGGGCGAGGCGGTGGAGGATGCCTTGCCTCAGACGTTGGTCATTTCCAGTGGTCGCCCAGGTCGTGCCCAGTACGTCTATCGTGTCCCTGAAATGTTTTGGGGCGACATCGCAACCCACAAGATCCCAACAGGGGAAAAGGGCGATGACGGCAAACCAGAGCAACTAGAGTTTCGCTGGGATGGATGCCAAAGCATTGTGATGGGGGCGCACCCAACCACATCAGGGTATCAGTGGCTTTACGACGCTGACGCTATCACCGCCGCCCCACTGTGGATGATTGAGCAGATGTTGGGAGCCGCACCAGACCCAATGCCAGCACCCCCGAAGAAACCCAGTCGACCCACCGCAGCCCCCAAAACAGATGCCGACTGGGCGCGGGAATATCTAGCCGCCATTCCGCCAACCGAGGATTACGACACCTGGCTTCACATTGGCATGGCCCTGCACAGTGCCAGCCCCGATCTATTGGAGGACTGGGAGGACTGGAGCCAAGGGGCCACCAACTACGACCCCAATGCTTGCGCCCTGAAGTGGAAGTCTTTTAAGCGTTCTGGGCGTGGCATGGGGACGTTGGGCCACCTCGCTAAAAAGCACGGCTGGCATTCAGTCAGGGATTCAGTCACAAGCAGTCAGACCCCCTCTGACAGAACCAAACCCAAGCACAGCAAGGGTTCTAGTGATTCAGTCAATCAGTCAGTGACTTCTAAGGGGGATATTTCAGAAAATAACCCTGAAGAGAACCTGATCACCGACCAAGAATGGGCGCGGTTTGCCAGGGCCATGACTACCCCCGGCAGCTTTGATCCCTTCCTGTGGCTGCCAGAACGCCTTGCCAAGATGGCCCGCACCGATGCGGCCCGCAACTGCATTGACCCCATGGCAATCTGGGCTTACCTACTGCCCGCTACCCTGTCGCTAATGGGGCGGGATACCTGGCTAGACATGAGCGGTTGGAAAGAACCCAATGTCGCCTGGTCGTTGTTGATTGGGCAGTCTGGTGCTGGGAAATCCAGGGCGCTCGACCTGGTACTGTCCCCCCTGGAAAAGTGGAACCTACGAGAGTTTGAAAACTGGAAGCTCCGAGTAGAGGACTGGGCCGAACAGGAACGGGCCAAGGCCAAAGACAAATCCGACGATGTGCGCCCTGACCCTAAACCCAAATGCCGCCGCTACCTAATCAGTCAGTCCACCCCGGAGGGGATTGTTAAGCGCCTCTCAGACCAAGAGAACAATGGGGTGCTGGCCTACCGTGACGAGTTTGCCGGGTTTGTCAAAGGACTGACTCAATACAGCAACGGGAAAGGTGACGGCCCCGAAATGCTCCTAGAAACCTGGGGCGGCAAAGGGCTGCTGGTGGATCGGGCTGATGAAGACAAGTCCTTCGCCGTTGAGGCGACCCGCCTATCCCTAGCCGGGGGCATTCAACCGGGCATCTTCTCCAAGACCTTTGAAACTTCGGAGGATGCCCAAGGGCACCTGGGGCGGTTCCTTTGCGTTGTACTCTCTGAGATTCCCTACAAGCGGTTTAAGGGTGCTTCCCTGCTACCCGCCGAACTCACCAAGGTTTACCAGTTCGTCGACTCCACAGACTGGGGTACTATCCTCCCCACTGACGCCGCCGACGATCTGTTTACCGAGGTGGCAGAAACCTTCAAGAACCAAACCGCGCCGACCCGCAATGCTCAACCGTGGCTCCTGAAGCTACCAGGGCACACCCTACGCCTCGCCATGGCGGTTCATGCCCTGGAATGCTACTACGACCGCACCAAGGCACCCCAGACCCTCACCGCTGACACACTGGCACGGGCCTACCACATGGCCCAGCACTACCAACGCCATTTCTATTACCTAATGGGGGCCACCGCCACCGATGGCCTAGAAGGCGTACTGGCCAAAATTCAAGAGGCCGCTTGCTGCACGGGCGACGGCATCACCCCCAGGGATATTGCCCGAGGAGCCGCTGGGAGCCGCGTGGACAAGCTGGCACGGGCCGAAGGCATGAAGCCCGCCGCTTTCTGCCTAAAGCTGTTCCAGGAGCTGGCAGACAACGGCTGGGGTGAGCTTCAGGAAACCATCGGCCCCAAGGGTCACAAACGAGTGACCTACTACGCTGATAAAAATCATTGCTCAAATTCCACTGACTCATTGACTGAATCGACTCAAACCCTTGAACACCAAGGGTTACGAATGGTCAGTGACCCTCTGACTGAATCTGACTCAATCACTGACACAACCCTAAAAGACACGAGGAATAAGGGTTCTGAGGATTTGGGGCAAGATTTTAGTTTTACTGACTCAATCCCTATCACTGGGGATTCCTCCAATGGCCACCACCCCGAAGCGCCCCCGGACTATTCGGCGATAACCCCGGATCGGCCAGAGGAAGATTTTGGGTTTGAGGAGTTTTAGAAATGAAGGATCTAACCTTATTTTCTCAATGCAATACGGTGGCGGAAGTCAAGGCCACCTATCGGGGTTACGACGCTATCTTGCACCCGGATGCAGGCGGGGAAGCCTGGGCGTTCCACGAGCTACAGCGCCAATATGAGGCCGCTAAGGCCAGCCGCAAGGCCAGCACCCATCAACAGGTGGTAGAGACTTACAACCGCCATGTGGAGGAACGGGGTAGGGGTAAAAAAATCTACATCTCTGAAGAGAAAGGTTTTGCCCTGGATAACCTCACCCTGCCAGAGCGGAATATCTGGAGGTCGTTCAATCAGGCATTCAGGGATTTGGGTTTACCCCCCATGAATGCCTGGGAGTTTTTCGACTGGATGAACTCATGGAAGGCCAAGGTTGCCCAGCGAGAACGGGGCTGGGCGGAACAGCGCCGCAGGGCACGGGGGCATACCTCGCCGCCCCAGAGTGTGGCGGAATGGATTGCGCTGCATGGGGGATTAGAAAATGCCCTCGCGCAGTGTGAGGAGTTTTGAATACCAACCAACAAAAGACAGTAACCATGCTTTTCTCCACCTACCCCCCCGACGCCCTACCCAAGGCTGGCGATACGGTATGCCTCACCTATGGCGAACCGCTGCTAGTCCTCCGCCGCACCCGCAACGAATACGGCCAAGTCCTGCTACGCCTCCAAGCCCCAGACGGGGGCGAAACTCTAGAGATGGTTGAGGCTTGCCATTGGTGGCCTACCGTGGGCGACCTCTGCACCGGAGTCCCTGCGATCTATCAGCGCTGGCTCACCTGCCATTGGGAGGATGCCAAAGCCGCCGAGGATGAACACGCCATAAAGCGGATCGAAAAGGCGTTCAAAGCCTACAACAATCCTTCCTCCTGGCTCTATGGCAAGTTCACGATTCAGTCGATCAAAGCTGAACTCGCCACCGTCACCGGGGCTAAGTTCTCAGGCTCCCATGCTTTACCCCTAAGCGCCTGTGCTGTGTTGTCCCGTCCATCTGTTCAACGTGTTTTGGAGATTGCTGCCTAATGTTTGCCCTACCCTGGACACTCATCGTTCGCACCGCAGACGGCCCCTATGCTTCTATTCCTGTTGCCAACATCAACACCGCTGGAGATGCCCTTGCCGCCGTGCAAGCCATCACCGCCCTACTCGACTACCCCGACCAACCCGCCGCTCGTCAGTGGCTTACCCAGCGCTTTAGCGAGGCATGGCTAGCACCCCTGCTAGAACTGGCCAGCGAACTACCCCCTGCCTTTTGGGTGGATATGTTCGACCCGACCGGGCATCGCTGTCACACCGGGCTAAGTTCTGTTGCTGCCATTGGCGACCGCGAAAATCTGCAAGTCATTCAAATCAGAGGCTAACCATGACCAACCCCATCCACCTCAGTGCCCAGCTTGCCCACTTAGGTCACATTGACCCTGCCGTAGGACAGCATCTATGGGCCACCGCTTTGTACCATCTAGATCCCGCCGCTTGCCAGCAAGTTTGGGCCGTCGCCCTACGCCACCTCGACCCCAAGGCGTTACGTGCCCTCAGTGACGCCCTGCCGCCCGCAGGGGCCGTTGCACAGTCACTCAGGGAGAATCTGTCGTCCTTGGCCTTGGAGCGCGCTACAGCCCCGCAGGAGGTGCGCTGATGGCCCGTGCTCCCCTATGGCCCCCAGAGGCCGATGCTTGGCTTAAGGCGGTGCCACTCGGTAGTGCTGTGCGATAGCCTAGAGGCACCAACAAAAGCCTGATCATGCCGAAGGGGACACTGACCGCCGAACTACGCCAAACCATTGGCGATGATGCTACCCGCATCCTGATTGAACGCCACGGGGGCGGGATTCTCTATGTCCCAAAAACCCCCTATGGCCATCCCCTGGCCGACCTACTGGGAGAGGACGCGGCTAGGGCATTGTGTGAGCGGTTTGGGGGATTGCGGTTGGTGCTTCCTCTCAGTCGGCAGTTGGCGCGAGAGTTCCGTGATCAGGCCATCCGTGCGGATCGAGCGGCGGGAATGTCGGTGCCACAGTTGGCGCGAAGGCATCGGCTATCGATCCGGCAGACTTACAACGTTTTGGGCGCTGGCTCTGCAACGTTGCACCCTGAGGATTCTGACCCCCAGCAACTACAATTAAGGTCGCTATAGCTATCCCCGTGTCCCCGCCCCAACTGGTGATCCGCATTGTTGAGAACGACAAAACCACGGTGCTGAAGATGGACGACCCGACCCGCCCTCAGCACTGGGTGGTAGGTCGTGTCTCGGATTGTGCCGTTCGGATTGCCGATACTTGGGTAAGTGCTCACCACTTGGTGATCCGCGCTGCGCCCATGGATGGCCCGAACAACACCCTTTCCGACGGCACACCCAAAACGCTGTGGATGCTGCAAGACTGTGGCTCCACCAATGGCACGTACCAGGCGGGCATCTTGGTGGGCAAGCGAGGGCACCCTAGCCCGTGGATTGTGATTGAGGAGGACGACAAAATCATGATCGGCCAGTCCCATCTCCAGTTCAGTTTTGATGGCCACTTCACCGCCCAGGGTGGCGATACTGACAATGCCGAGGGCAAGCAGTTGACCCCTACCGATATCAAGCCCCCCGTCCCAGCCCCAGAGCAGCCCAAGGCCGTTAGTGTGTGGGACATTGCTGCATTGGTGCTGACGGGGCCAAAGACGACGGCAAACTGGCTGTGGTGGTTGTTTCTGGCTAGCGTGGGTAGCGTAGTGGTGTTGGCAATTGAGTGGATTAAGCACCAATGACCCTACGCGCCCGCTGCCTTGGCTACTTCCCTGAAGACGAACCTTGCCCCTATCGGTCTTCCTGCCTGCGGTACACCCAGGCCAAGGGGAACCTATGGCTGACCCCGGTTGTTGAGGATGGCCAATGCTACAACCGCCTGACTGACCTTGCCGTGCAAATGCTAAGGGGCAATGATGACCCATCACATCTCCGACAATCGGGACGAGGCCACCAAAACGATTGACGCCACGGCTGCGGCGATAGCGTTGCTACTGATCAACGAGCAACAACCCCATGCCCTAGTGCTGTTGCTGGCCTCCGCCGATATGCAGCGGGTGTGGATGCGGCTAACCAAAGGTGAGCGATGCCAACTGGAGGGAGACCATGGGCTGGCTATTGATGCGTTTCGTAGTGAGGTCAACAATTGATTCCTAGGCTGGCGATAGTGACCCTTCAATGGGAGGACTCTTGGTACGCTTTTGTTGCAAACGTTGTTACCCAGGGCGAGATCCTGGCGGGGAATGAGCTATCTACCGGGGAGTGGTTTCAAATTCCTCTGGCCCAATGCACGGTTAGCTTCGACCCGACCCAGGCGAGGGCGCATTAAAGTGGTGGAAGGGGCAAGTTGTTTTTAGGGAATTGTATTTAGATGGTTGAGATCCGCAATGCCAAATTATCAGAGCTTGTGCCCGACCCAGAGAATGCCAACAAGGGTACCGAACGAGGGGCGTACATGGTGCGTCACTCCCTAGAAAAGCTAGGGGCGGGCCGTAGCGTTTTGGTGGATAAGCATGGAGTCCTGATTGCCGGAAATAAGACGACTGAAGCCGCCTATGAGATGGGCCTTGAAGATGCCATCATTGTTCCGACCGATGGCACGAAGTTGGTAGTGGTGCAACGGACTGACCTTGACCTAGCCACCGATGCCAAGGCCAAAGAGCTTGCCATTGCCGATAACCGAGCGGGGGAATTGGGCCTAGCCTGGGATACCGACGTTCTCCAAGACCTTGCCCAGGACATTGAGCTAAGCGACTGGTTCACCGAGGAGGAAATAGCGGGGTGGGATGTAGAGCTTAGCGACTGGGATTCACCCAGCGAAGAAGAAGACGAGGAAACCGCCGCAGATCTGATAGAGGATGCCGAGCAGGGCAAGATAGAACCCCGGTTTAAGCTGGGCGACATCATCAAGCTAGGGCGGCACCGCATCGTCTGCGGGGATAGCACCGATGAGGAGAATGTTAGGAAGCTGCTGGGGGGGGGCATTAGCAGACTGCTGCTGGACAGACCCTCCTTATGGGGTGTCGTATGTGGGCAAGACTGCTGACGCATTGACGATTGAAAATGATGGGGCAAAAGACTTACCAGCTTTTATTGCCGCCGCATTCAAAGCTGTTGACCTTGCGTTGAAGCCAGGAAGCGCGGTCTATGTAGCGCACCCGGCGGGTGCGCTACAGCAGGTCTTTGTCAATGCTTTTGTTGAACATTTTTCGCTAAGGCAGCAGCTTGTTTGGGTGAAAAACACGTTTGCATTGGGAAGAAGCGACTATCACTACAGGCACGAACCGATATTGTTTGGCTATACCAACGGAGGGGAGGGGCGAAGAGGACGGGGCGGTGATAACTGGCATGGGGACAACAGCCAGGATTCTGTTTTTGAAGTTGACAAGCCTTCCCGCAATGGTGAGCATCCGACGATGAAGCCTCTTGAGTTGATTGAAGCCATGTTGATAAATTCAACTCATTCGGCATCTATTCTTTTTGAACCATTTTTAGGCAGCGGATCAACCCTCATCGCCGCAGAAAAGATGGAAGGCACCCGCACGGTTTACGGTTTTGAGTTGTCACCGGATTATATCGAGGTTATCTGCCGTCGCTGGGAACAATTCACCGGGGGCGTGGCCGAACTGGCGGGCCATCTATAGCTAAGCCCTGATTACGGGGCATAATGAGGGCATAATGTCCCGCCGTTGTCTTTGAATGTCCAATGCCCGAAGCCATTGCCAGACCTGAATTACAAAGCCGTGCAATCGCATTGTTGGCGGATGGCGTGTCCAAAAAAGACGTGGCAATGTCCATCGGATGCAGCAACAAGACAATCAGCCGATGGTGCCAGAACGAAGACTTCGCCGCTGCCCTCAATGCTGAAATTGAACGCCGCCGCCAGCGCACCGAGGCCAAGCTACAGGAGGCCGCCGACGAGCAAATCGACAAAGACGTAGCCAACCTCAAAGAAGAACTTGCGGCCTACCACCAAGCGCTTGTCAACGTCCAAAAGCAGCGGTTAGTCCGTGGGCGGGAAATGATGGAAAAGGCCATGCGGCGATTGAAGGATTTGCCAGAGGAAGCCCTGACCGCAGCCGATGCCGTGCGGTTGTTCCAGGCTGGGGATACCGCCATTGAGAAAGGGCTGAACAACTGGGGCGAGGCGTTGGCCGTGGATGACCTGATGAAGCAAATCGGTCATGGCCAATAACCGAGGTTTGTCCTATCTAAAAAGCCGCTATCAAAATGACCGAGTCGCCAAAGCTGTCATGGCCAGCGGGGGCAACGCCTTGGCCCAACGCCTCCCTCCTCACCTCACCCCATCCCCCACCGAACACCCCGCCAATTTCCTGGCTCGTATACTGCCAGGGCTACAGATACCCCGTGGCCCTCACCACAATGCCGTCTGGGATTGGGCAGCAACTCTGTGCCAGGGCCAGCCCGCCCAAAGCCGCGTGGAGATCTGGGGCCGGGGTCAAGGTAAATCCACGATGGCAGAACAGGTCTGTGCTTACCTCGCCTGCACTCTGCAACGTCGCTTCGCCCTGTACGTCTGTGGCACCCAAGACCAGGCAAACCTCCACGTTCAAAGCATCGCCGCCATCCTGGAACAGATGGGCGTGCCCCGTGCCGTCAATGCCTACAGTGCCTCGGTCAACTGGACAGCCCAACGCCTGCAAACCTCCAATGGTTTTGGCATCGTGGGGGTGGGCCTCAATGCACGGATTCGGGGGGCGCGGTTGGGCCAGTTTCGCCCAGACCTTATCATCGTGGACGACATCGACGAGGCCACCGATAGCAAAGCCGCCACGGCAAAAAAACTTGACCTGCTGACCAAAGCCGTATTCCCCGCTGGCAGCCAAGACGCGGTGGTGCTGTTTGTGCAAAACCGAGTCCACAAAGACAGCGTGATCGCCCAGGTAGCCGATGGTCGTGCCGAGGTGTTGCTAGGGGCCAGCCGGACGCAGGTTAACGCCGCTAAAGACCTGACCTGGGAGCGCACCATTGCCGAGGATGGAATGCCCCGCTATCACGTCACCGGGGGCACCCCAAGCTGGCCAGAGGGGCAAGGGCTATCGGTGATTGAGCGACAGATCAACGATTGGCAGTTGATGGCGTTTCTCCAGGAGGCCCAGAACGAAGACGCACCCGACGGTGGCCTGTGGAACCGAGAGCGAGACATTGACCCCTTCCGCGTCGCCACAGCCCCCGAACGCTTTGCCCGAATCGTGATTGGCATTGACCCCCCAGGCGGTGCAACTGAAGCGGGCATTGTGGCGGTGGGCAAAACCCATGACGGCCATTTCTACGTGCTGAAGGATGACTCTGGCCTAGGCACCCCTGCCGAGTGGATGCGTCGAGCGGTGGAGCGGTACTGGGAACTGAACGCCGATACCCTGGTGGTGGAAACCAACTTTGGCGGTGATATGGTCAAAGCCGGGATTCGCAGCCTAGACCCACGGGTGGGGGTGAAGGAGGTGCGGGCCAGCCGAGGCAAACTGATTCGGGCAGAGCCTGTTCATCAGCTTTACCAGGAGGGGCGGGTGCATCATTGCGGGGTATTCCCAGATTTGGAACGGGAGCTTTGCACTTGGCAGGTTGGTCAAAGTTCACCTAACCGTCTTGATGCGCTGGTTTGGGGAATCACTGAATTGATGGACAGCGTCCGGCAGTTTGGGGAGGCCCGCGCTCACTGGTGATTCGTGGGCTAACTGTTATATTTGACCTATGCAAAATTCTTCTTTTGTCAACACGCGACGGGCCTCAGATAACTACAGCGATCCGTCCCAGCCCAACTATCGCCCTGCCTGGTGGCGACGGTCGGTAGAGCATTGGCAAAAGACCCTAGACTGGTGTGGCTTCCTGGACGATCCAGACTTCAAAAATCTTTACCTGTGCGAGGTGCCAGGGGAGTTTTTGGAAGATCGTCGTTCCCGCATCATGGCCGAAGACCCGGAGCCATTTTTCAAAGATGCCGTTTCAGATCATGCCAGCATCTTTACTCAGTTTGAGATTGCTGAAAATGCCCCTGAATCCCTCAAGGAACATCAGGACAATGTGAACCTAGAAGGGGCCGATCTATGGCAGTGGAGCGCTGAACCATTGCGGGCCTTATTCCGCGATGGCGGGGCATTGCTGGGGGCCGACATTGACCGTGCGGTGGTGCAAGGCGAACGCCGCCCTCGCCTGTTGTGGGTGCCCTTACGGGATGTGTACTGGGTGGAATATCGCAGCTTTGATGGCGTGTCTGTTTTTGCTCGGTGTGCCATCCGAAAAACTATCAACACTCTGAGCAATGATGGGGCGCTGCAACTGCGGTCTCAGTTCTGGGTTTATGAGCTAGACGAACAGCGGCGATGCTGGCTTACCCTTTGGCAGGAAGACGACCAAGGCAAGCTCATCCAGGGCGAACAACAGCCCCTCATTGACGCGGCGAACCAGCCCCTATCTCGACTTCCCTTCAGTGATAAATTTTGCTTTTTGGGCGACCTGAACATGGACGCCGAGCGACTGATTATGTCGCCCTTTGCTGACATCCTTAGCCTTAATATCAAGCACTATAACCAGTCTTCCGAACTCAGCACCATTCGCCGCAAGACCGCTTGCCCTACGGTGATTCGCTACTGGTCGCCAGGGGTGCCCGAATCGCCGCCGCCGTTCTACGCAGGCAGTGGCAAAACCCAGGACTACAACGAAGGTTCACGGGTTGAATATTTAGAACTAAAAGGTCAATCTATGCCCGAATTGCGGACGGGCGTGGAGGATACCGAGCGAAAAATTAAGGAGCGTGACAACAAACTATTCCACAGCGGTAGGTCAATGACGGCCACGGAGGCCGACATCGAAAACCAGAAAGCCAAAATTGGTTTACCCCTAATCAAAGCCCTGGTTGAAAGCGCCTACCAAGACCTGTTCACCATCTGGGAATACCTAGCCAATCCAACGCCCTCGGACGACATTGGCAGCATCATCATTGATGATACGGCCCTAGATGCACCGCCCAATCCGGCAGATATTATCCCCTTCATGCAGGCGATAGATCGGGGTTTGCCTAAGAATGCCGTCATCGCGGCCATGGTTCGCAAAGGGCTGTTCACCAAAGAAGATTTTGAGCAGGCCGAATTTATGCCAGCGGCCCCCGAATTGGCACCGCCTGCGCTGCCCCAAACCTTACCCACCGACCCCAATGAGGTAATCATCTAATGGCCTTTGCTACGGGCGATAGACAGCGGTTGGTGACGTGCCTAAACCTCACCAAAGACCAGTTGAAAGACGGCTCGATTCTGGCGACCTTGATGGCCGACCTAGCGGCCTTTGATGCCGCCCACGGGGCAACCTTAGTCACGGGAGTTCTGGACGCCCTGGGGGCATGGGAGGACGCTACAGCCGCATTGCCCGCGCTACAGCAGCAGGACGGCTACAACGTGATCGACATTGACAATGAGGTGCGAATCTCAACCCACTCACCGGGGGCATTCAGCGCCGCGACCCAAGGGCAACGTCGGGGCTATATCAACACCATCCTCAAATACCTGGATGAGCATGACCAGCTACAACCGTTCATCCTTACAGGGCGGGTAATTCAAACGCTGTGATCGAACCGTTTACCCCGACTGAATCTCAACAGTCCCGAATGTCGGAAGACGACTACGCCGCCATGACAGCTATCACCCTGGCGGCATTGTCACGAGTTGAGATTGAGAACGCTTTACCCGATGGTGCAGCGGTGGACGATTTTGCCGTGGCCTATCAGTTAGCCCTGTACGAGGAAATGCTACATCCAACCCAGGCCATACTAGACGGTGGCGCGGCCATTGCCGATTGGGAACAGGCGATTTCCGGCTCTGTGGTGACAGCGGTTTTGCTGGGGCTATTGATCGGCGTCGGTGGTGTGGCTGGCCTTCGGTCGCAGTTTAACCCTAGGGGCATCCTCCAGTTCACCAAGGCGTCGTTGATCGCTGACCTTCGAGCGGTGCAATATAACGCCGAACAAATTGCCCTGGCTCGCAAAACCCCAGGCCAAATTCTGGCTATTTTGCAGCGTCGTTCTAATGCCATGCGTGGCAGTTATGAGCGCACCAAACACGCCGTTTTGATTGCCTCTGGGGTAGCCAATGAAGGGCGGCGAATGCTGGGCAGTGTTCACCCTTGCCCAAATTGTCCAGACTATGAACGACTAGACTGGGTGCCCCTCACTGAGATTGTTCCGGTGGCGACGTTGTGCCTCTGCCAAAGTTTCTGCCAATGCCGAGTAGAAACCCGCTTCAACCCCCAGCGGGCCTTGGAGGAAATGACCGGGGGCACACTGGCAAACCGTGTAGAACGGGCGGCTGCATTTCAGTCTGAAGTAGAAACCCGATGGCAAAGCACCTGGCCAAAGGGCGGCTAGAATTGAAGTAGTTTCATGGCGGCAAATTATGTACAAAAGTTTGACATCTCGATTCTTAGCCGATGGTTTTTGGGACGGTGTTTGTTATATCGATGTTGACCCGATGGGGGATGGCAGCGGGGAGCCGCAAGGCGGTTCAAGTCCTAGCTCTGAGGAATTGATGGCACAACTTGCAGCACTTCAGGCCGAGCTTCAGAACAAAAACAAAGCGCTGGAAAACTCCAGAAACATTGAACGGCAATACAAGAAAGTAGAGGCCATCCTGGGCGACACCAATCCCGAAAAACTGCAAGAATTGCGAGAAGCTGACCTGCGCTTTAAGCAGCAGCAGGAACAGATGGATAAGCTGGTGATTGAGGCTAAGAATAGCGTTAAGTCTGAGTATCAACAGCAGCTTGAAGAATTGCGAAAACAAAACACTGACCTTAGCACTAAGCAACAGCAGGTGGCCCTCACGTTTGAACTGTTCAAAGAGTTCAACGCCGCCGATGGTGACGGCACTAAATTCGATGGCTTTGTCACGCTTTCCCAAGGATTGTTCCACCGCACGGAGTCCGGCGAGCTTCAGGTGAAGGACGCGCGGGGGCGATTGGTGACGACCAAGGACGATGACGGCAATGTGCGCCCTGCGGCCCCCCGTGAATTTATGAAGCTGTTGATCGCTGGGAAGCTAGACAAAGACTATGACATCCCCAACAGCGATTTTTTGAAACTCAGTTTCAGCCCTTACAACAAAGCGATGGGGGCGGGCCTGCCTAATGGCAACGCAGCCCCCTTGCCTAAAGACTTGGCTAGCCTCAGTCAATCTCAGTTGGGTTCGTTGATTTTTGGCGGATAGGCTACGATTGAACTACCTGCCCATAAAGGCGCGATGCTAGGGCAACCCTTACGCGAGATGCGAACCAAGGCGAGATGCCGACCGGGAAACCGTAACCAGGCGAGATGCCACCGTTCACTTACTCTTTTTGAGGTTGCCCTATGGCTACGATGACGTTGCTGGAGTACAAAAAACTCAGCACCAACCCAACTCAGGTTTTCGTTATCAACGAATTTTTGCAGAGCCGTCTGCTGCAAGTTCTCCCCTTCCGCGATGTGACCGGGGGCGGTCTGTTTTACAACACCACGGCCAAACTTCCTGGCATTGGCTTTCGTGGCATCAACCAAAGCTTTGACGATGACGCGGGTGTGATGAATCCCCAGTCGGAAGCCCTCAAGTTGTTTGGCGGCGATATGAAAGTCGATGTAGCCCTGGTAGATCGCCATGGTCAAGCCGCTCGACAAAGCCATGTCCAACTGAAGCTTGAAGCGGCCCGCCTACGGTTTGAGAAGGCATTTTTCAAGGGCGATGCTTCCCTATCCCCTGAAGAATTCGACGGACTACAGCGGCGCATTACGGGCAACCAGTTGATTGTGAATGGGGCCGATGGCACCGGGAACGTTCTGAGCATCAATTCCCTGGATACCGCCATTGACCAGGTGAAGGCTGGCACGGGCCGCAAGTTCATGTTCTGCAACGACACCGTGAAACGGCGGCTAGAGCAATTCTTCCGGGCTAGTGGGGCTGGGATGCTTCGCTACCAGGTGAATGAACTCGGCGAAGAGATCATGAGCTACCGAGGCTGCGAAATCATCACCATTGAGGATGATGAGCAAGGCAACCCCATTCTACCCTTCACCGAAACTAGTCCCGATGGCACCACGGCTACCGATTGCACATCGGTCTACATTTGCCGCTTTGGCGACTTGCTGACCACGGGCATTCAGGGGCCATCCAACGGCGTCAACGGCATCTACGCTGAAGACTTTGGCCGCATTCAGGAAAGCCCTAACTACCTCACCCGTGTGCATTGGGATTGCGGTATGGCCATTCTCAACGGTCGCTCCGTAGCCCGCCTCTATGGCATTCAGGACGGTGCCGCCGCCGCCTAACCCTCCCTGCTGACGACCGACTAACCCTTCATTGAGAGCAACATTATGCCACTGCCTAATATGGCCGACCGTCGGGCCTATCCCTTTGATAAAGCCCTAGAACTGCGAGACTATGGGGCTGCTGCCCTATCTGCCACGGGTTCATCTACCGGGGTTGAATTTGCCGTTCGTGATTTCGATCTGGCCAAGGTCATCATTGACCACGCCGCCATCACGGGCACCCTGACGGCTGGCACCAACTTCTGGACAATCACCGTTGAGGTTTCTGATGTGGTGGGCGGCACCTACACCCCCATCGTTAGCACCGGGGAATTGACCGCCGCTAAGTCCCAGATTGAGTTGCCGATCTCTGGCCTACTGGCCACCTACAAGGACGCTGATGCTGCCTTCATTCGCGTGACAGCGACCAAGGGCGGCACCATTGGCAACCTGACCTATGGCGCTTACATCGTGCCTGCCTAGCCCCAGGAACCCCCATGAAACACCTTTACAGGGGAGGTAAAATCTCCCCTTTACTCCATGACATCGACGCCACCAACTGGATCGCCCTAGGCTGGTCTGAAACCCCGCCTGGGCCATCTCCGGGGACGGACGATGACGACACCCTACCCACCAAGCCCGACCACATCACCAATGCCCTTGCGCTCATCAATGGCACTGACGTAGCCCGCGACATGGCCATTATCCCAACGGTGGGTCAAGCCGCCGCCAGGATCATCATCGAGCGACGCCCAGAGGGGGGCTATGAATCCCTAGCCGATGTATGGGAGCGTTGCCCTGAGTTGCTGATTGGGCGCTTCAAGGTAGACCCTGATGCGGTTGAAAGTTGGGGCGCTGGCTAGAATAAAACGGTGAAGCGTAATCTCCTAACTGCCCACAGCCCGCCTAACCAGCGGGTTTCTTTTTGGCTCGTTGCCGCTGCATTTTTTCAGTCGGAGTTAGAGGGCGATCTCCAATCATGGGCCTTCCGCGTTTAGCTGCATTGGGAGTAAATGTGTGCTTGCAAGATTTGCAGCGATAGCGAACGCTTCCGGCAGTGGTGGTGCCGTAGCGTTGGACATCGCCGCTGTCACAGTGGGGGCAATACGGAATAGCAAGGTTCAACGGCCCATCTGTAATAAGTTCAAACCGATCTGCCTCCATTTCGCGATCCTTGTCAATGAGGCCGATTATTTCAGCCGGAACCATGCTGTCGCTGGCAACATCAGCGATCATGGCTTTACCCTTTTTGAATTGTCAGGGGTTTGCCGCGCCTGTCGTCAGGACTGAACTGATAGCAATTCATGTATCGCCATCGCTCAGGGCGGGGGAACAGCCCGTCCTTAACCTCTGGCTCGTATTTGCGAATTTCATAAAGTGGGTGCATGGCAAAAGTCTCAGTGAACGTTGGGTATCGCCCCACAGTGGGGGCAGGGTGGGGTAGACATGGCAAAAGCCCCAGCGGTTGCCAGGGCGGTAAAGGAACGGGGGGGAGTTAGGCTTGGGTGAACCCAGGGCAACGGCTCATATCGGCATCGCCGTGGTTGGCAGGGTCGGCGGTGAATGCGGCAACCTTGGGGTCAGTGTTTTGGTCAAACAGACACGCGCCCCAGTTCTGGCAGTCAATACAGGATTTGGGAGCGGTGTAGTCGGCGGGCAGTTCAAACATTTGGGCTAGGTCGGTGGTCATGTGTCTGTCCTCTGTTGGTATGTACCCAATATACCAACAGATTAAAGCAACTGTCAACAGATTAAAGTAACAAAGTGGCCTAGGCTACTGGCACAGGACTAACCTGCTAGGCTTGGGGTATCCTTACCCGCCGAACACCATGGTGCTGAACCCGCTCAACGCCGCCCCTGTGACCCTCACCTTTACCGTGGCCAGCGGGGGCACAACCACCGACCCCCTCGGCAATGTCATCCCTGGTAGCGCCCTGGTGACGATGGAGGCAATTATCACGCCGCTATCGCCTGCCAGCTTGGCCCAGGTGCAAGCCAGTCTGGGCACCAAAGCCGTGGGCATTCCGGTGAAGGTCAGGGCCGCTACTGCCGATGGTGCGTTTCCGGCTGGGCTACCACGGGCGGCGCTGACTGAGGCAACGTTGACCTACGGGGGCCGTCCTGCCCGCATTGCGTTGATGGTGCCAGAGCCTAATCCCCATGTTGTGGGGGCGGGGCTATTGGCCAGTGTGGGGCAGAGTGTATTGGGGTTGTTGTCGGTGGGTTAGGTTTCGCAACGTGCGGAAGTTAGTCTGGGGATAGGCTTGTCAGATAAAGATTTGATAAGCGATTGGCGAGCTTTCACAAAAGATTGAAGTTGAGAGGTGAAACAATCTCGTCTGCCAGTTGCTACGGCTGCTAGTGCTACATCAAAGACCATTTTGGACGTGGGCTTGGCAAAAGGATTTTGAGAGAGGCTTGTTAAGCTGTGATTTTCTCTGGCCATATTTTGCAATGCCTCAAAGTAGCTAAAGGTATCAGGCAAGTCAGGCCAGTACATGTTTCCGAGGATTTCCCACTCCATCAAGGCATCGCCCAGCCATTCTGCTTGGTGCCGCCCTCGGAGGTGATGGGGGCAAACCTGCTGGATCAGATCGAGCAGGGCTAGAAACTCGTGGGCTACCAGAGCCGCTGCTTTGAGTTTCGCATTTCTGGCTTTTGTTAAACGAGGCATCTTTAGCCCCGGCAACCATTGGCGATAGACCTTTGCCATATAGGCCAAGATCAAAAGACGATAATCACCATCATCCGCTGTTGCCAGCTTTGAGACTTGTTCACCCCAAACGCTTGTGACTGAAAATGAATTAGCCAGTGCATTTGTCATCACGCATCCCATTCCTTCCGCGACACCACAAACAGATCGGCCTCTAGCCTCACCTGAATTTTGACGGCGGTGGCCGATACCCTCACCTCTACAATGTCGGCAGGGGTGAGTAGCATGGTGGGCTTCAGGCGGCGCAGCACGGCCACGGCCCGGTGAACGTCGCTGTCCCAACTGCTGGGGGCCAAATACTTTTGATGGGCCTCAACAATGAGGTGTTCTAGGGTTTGCCCTGGGTAACGATAACCCCACAGGTTTTGTAATTCTTTGAGATGTTCCCAGACGGGCTTGGCAAACTTGCCGCGAAAGTCGTGAACCATGCGCCGCCATTGGGGGAGACATCGTTTCAATTATCCCCCTAATCGTGGAAGTTGCCCATTGAAAGATGTGGCCACCGCCATGATTAATCCATGGCAACTATCGTTAACCCACAGGCAACCCGCAAGGCGATTGAGCAAATTCTGATCGCCAGTCTTGAGGCCGTGGTGGCAGATTTGGCCAATGCTTTTCAAGAGCTGATTGAAGCCAAAATCTACGACTGGCCCAACACCACCCAGCGCCAGAATGGCAGCGTTGTCAGCAGCCCTCGCAACATTGTCGATACGGGTGAGTTCAAGCGCAGCCAGCGCACAGAGCGGTTGGGGCCAACAATGTTCCGGTTTGTGTGGGATGCCCAGTATGCCGCCTACATCTACTACGGCTACCGCACCCTAAGCGGTTCTGAAATGCCGGGGCGGGATTGGATCGGCCCTGCCCTAGATGGTTTGGCAAAACAGTTTGAAGCGGAGGTAAGGCGTCGTGTCTAGCTTCCTCACCTACACCAAAATTCGCACCGACATTGCTACGGCCCTCACCGATGTGATCGGCACCTACACCTACAGCAATGGTGCCACTAGCCCTGCATTTTGGGTGACGGAAGGTGTTGATAATCGGCCCGAACAACCACGGGTGACGGGCATTGAAGCTGTCCTAAGTTTGGATACGTCCACGGAGTACCAGGAATTGTTCGGCGGTGAATTTGCCACCATCCGAACTGCGACGCTGAACCTCTACCAGTGGGACGTAACCGCCAGCCTTCGCAGTGTGGAGAGAGTCGTTCTCAAAGCCCTGCGGAATATCCCTGTGAGAGTGAGCAGCGTATCGCCTCGGTTAGTCCGAGATGTGCGCCTGCAAAACCTTGAGTCACAGGTGTTTGTGTTCGCCTATCAATCCCCCAACTAGGAGCCTATCCCCATGCCAGCCTCTCCCCTCGGTTCCACTCTGGCGGCGGCTGAAGCCCGCGACCAGAAACTCTATGTGGCCCTGATCGCCAACGCCACCGTTCCCATCACCGTCCCCAAGCCCGTTGCCCTTACGATTGCCACCACGGCGGTTACGGGTGGCACGGCACCCCAGTCCATCACCATTACCAGCGCTACTCTGCCTATCCCGATGCAAGTGGGTCAAGAGCTGCTGTTCCGCCATTCCACGGGTTCCTTCAAGGTGAAAGTCACCACCCTGGAACCATCGGGGGCTCAAACCAACTTCAGCGGGATTGCCCTAGAGGACATTCCCATTGGGGCCGTTGCTGAGTTCCCCACACCGCTTTTCCTGGCTCAGGAGTACAGCACGTCCGACACCACTTCGACCAACACCTTCAGCAGTTTTGACCACGGCGGTACGTCCGACTCTAGCCGGGGTGAATCGGAACAATCGGTGTCGTTCTCGATGGCCGAAACCTACTACAACTCTGGGGCGAGAACTCTGTTGTATGCCAAGGAAAACGAACAGGATGTGACCCTGATCAACATCCAATCCAACCCCGATGCCAACGCCTTCAGCGAGCCGCCCATTGAGTGGTTGGTGGGCAAAGTGACGGACATGAGCCGTTCTGGGGCCAATGGCGACAAACAGACCTACTCGGCCTCTATCACCGTTGACGGTGGATTCCGGCGCGTTGAGCCGACCCCTGCGCCCTAGGTAGATGGACGTTCCCTGCCTGGTGAATGAGTCGGTGGTGTTGGTGGATTGCGAACTGGTGAACGACGTTTGCTATGCCGCGATCTTCCAATGCCCCGCCCACAAAGTCCTCGACCTGAGAGGCACCGAGCAAACGGTGATGGAACCCAAAAAGCCCGATGGGTTGAAGCTAACCATCACCATCCCAACCGACATTACGGAGCTTTACTACGATGCCCAGTTTACCTATCGTCCCCTGGCAACTGCCTGAAGAAAACGAAGCGCCCATTACCGAACGCATTGAGGTCGAAGGCATCGCGATTGAGATTCCCATTCTCGGCTCGGTGTCGGTAGATGAGGCCCGCTATCTGGCTTGGTACAACGAACAGTATGGTCTTGCCAATACTGCCCTCATCCCTATGACCGAGGCGGTGTACTCCCTGCTGCTGTTGCGGTTTGGCATTGCCGGGTGGAAAGGCGATAAGCTGGTGGCCCTAAAGGGGAGCCTGCCTTCCCTCGACGAGGTGATGTGCTATGGCACCCCTCGCAAAATGTTCCCGTCGGCTCTCATCAGCCAAGTGTTCATGTTCTTCATGGATGAGTTCAGTAGCAACCTGGGAAACGACCGCACGGCCCTCGCCGCAGAACGAGAGGGGTATCGGCTTCAGCGGGAAGGGAAGAACCCACCGACTGGGTCAGCATCTACTGGCAACTCCAGCAGTACTACCCTAACCACCCTCGATTCACAGGCCGAGCCTTTGGACAATGCCCCGTCCACGTCATTGGGCAAGCCATCGCGAGCTACGAAGAAGAACGACTCCGACGCATTGACTACGACAGTCGCAGCCTAGCCGATCTAGGGGTGGCCCTCCTGAGTGCCCAGGGGGTGAAAAAGCCAAAGCGGGACTGGTTCAACTGGGCGGCGGTGGTGAAGCGAAAGCAAGAGCTCAACCACTACATGACCCCCGAAACGGCCAAGCTTTGGCTTTCCCTAGCCGACCAAGGGAAGCTGCCTGAATGGGCGGTGCGGCAAATTAACCGAGATGAGATGGAGCTTGCATCACTATGAGCCAGGTAGGGTCAGTTTCCTTTGGCGTTGAGCTAAACCTAGCCAGCCTTGATGCTCAGCTAAAAAAGCTCCAGGCTCGTCTCAAAAAAGAATCCGCCGAGATTAAGGTCACCCTCAAAACTGAGGCGGCAGAGGCGGCAATTGCAGAGCTTGGGAAGCAATTCAAAAACCAAGCCACGATGGTGACGGCGATTGAGCAAGCCATCGTCAAAATGTCGAACACCACCGACGGCGCGGCCATCATTGCGGCTAAGTTTGTCGAGCAATATATCATCGGGGTTGGTGAGGCCAGAAAGCTTGCTATTGAACTAGAAAAAGCGGCACGGGAAGCCCAGAGTTTAACCAACCAAGCTATCGCCCTAACCTTCGACAAAGCCAAAGCAGAATCGGCAGGGCTGGCCCAGGAATTGGAACGGGCACGGGATGCCCAAGCACTGCTGAACCATACCCAAGATGCCCTCAGCTATAAGCGGGTTGAACAGGAGGCGTTTGCCCTTGCGGAGCAGCTAGGACAAGCCACCAACTTTCTGACTCAGATCATCAAGGTCAGCCAGGGGCTAAGCTACAGCCAACCGCAAGGCGAGATCCTGGCCATCTCGACAGAATTAGGTCGGGCGAGTGACGCTCAATCGTTGCTGAACCAAGGTGCTGCTGCCCTAGATTATGCGAGGGCTACGGCAGAAATTCGCACTGCCGCCGATAGCATTGACCAAGCCAAAAATAGTCAGTCCGTTCTCAATGACCAAGTCGTTGCCCTCAACTATGGCGACAAGGCCGCATCTATTGAAGCCATTGCCCAAGACGTTGATCGGGCGGTATCTTCTCAGGCTCAACTGAATGATCAGGTTGATGGCCTAGACTACCAGCGCAAGGCGACCGACGTGGAAGCCATTGCGCGAGATTTAGAGCGGGCCAAAATTGAACAATCTCAACTGAACGACCAGGCGGCAACGCTCAACTATGCTGCCCCCGGCGTTCAGGTGGAAGGCATTGCGCGGGACATTGCCAGCGCTCGATCTGAGCAAGGGCAACTGAATGATCAAGTCAATGCCCTCAATTATGCCGACAAGACCGCACAGATTGCCGCCGCTGCCCAAAGCCTAGAACAAGCCCGCAACGAACAGGCCCAACTCAATGACGCAGTTGCCGCCCTCAACTATGCCGAAAACACGGCCCAGGTTGCCGCCTTCCGGCAAGACCTAGAGCAGGCCAAGGGCGACCAACTGGAACTGAACAGCCAAGCCCAAACCCTCGACTATGCCAATGCCAATGCTCAGCTAGGCACCGTTGCCCAAAACCTATCGCAGGCCAGTGAATCCCAAGCCCAACTCAACACATCCTCTGAAGGGTTGAACTATGGCGACGTGGCGGCGCAACTGGAGGGGGTCACTCAGTCGATTAACCAAGCCGTAGACCTTCAGGCCCAACTCAATGCATCCTCCGAGGCGCTGAACTATGGCGATGTAGCGGCGCAGATCGGGGCCGTCGCGGCTGACCTTACCCAAGCCAGCGCGGCCCAGGGTGAGTTTAACCAGCAGGTCAATTCCCTCAACTATCAGCAAAACCTCACCGACATTCAATCCGCTACCGATGGCCTAGAACGCGCCCAGTCGGCTCAGGCCCAGTTGAACGATAGCGCCAATGGCCTCAACTACTCCGACACCATTGGGCAGCTAGACGCCGTTGCCAGCAACCTAGAGCAGGCGGCAACCTCGCAGGGGCAACTGAATGATCAGGCAGGTTCCCTGAACTACCTCGACACCGCTGGCCAGATCGAAGCAGTTGCCAGCGACCTAGATAAGGCCAGCATCGCCCAGACGGCCCTCAGCAATGCCGCCGCCGCCCTCAGCTACCTAGAGCAGGTAGCCCAACTGCAAGCCGCCGCCAATGACCTAGAGCGTGCCGCCGCCGCCGCTGACGACACCGCCGCCAAAGCGCGGGAACTAGACTTTGCCCAAGCCCTAGCCGACATCAACCAACTGGCGAATGACAACGAACGCGCCGCCGCTGCCATTGCCGACACCGCCCAGAAGGCTCGTGAGATTGACTTTAAGGAAGCGCTCACCGACCTAGACCGATTGGCCAAGGAAAGCAGCCAAGCCGCCGCCAGTGCCGCCGCTGGGGCCAGTGCCGCAGCCCAAAGCCTCGCCACGGCCCTAACCGATGCGGTGAAACAGATTGGCTCGATGGCGACTAAGCTCACCAACGTCAACACCAAAGTGAAGGCGTTGAGCGAGGGCATTTCTGGCCTAGACCTTTCCAAACAAATTGCCGCTGCCGCTGCCCTAGTCGATCCACTGTTGGCCGCTGCCAATGCGGTAGAGACCCTGGTGATCCAGCAGAAGGCGCTGAACTTTGCCCCCACCATTGCCGAAGTTCAAGACCTATCGGCCAAACTGCAAGCAGCGGCAACAGTGCTGAGGGAAATCATCGATGGGCAAGGGCGGCTGTCGTTAGATGGCCAGGCCCAGTCTACGGCTAGCTTTGCGGCTTCCCTAGAGAGTAGCGAGAACGCCGCCCAAGCCCTCCTGGGGACACTCTCTACCATCAACTTTGAAAAGCCCAATGCCAGCGCTGAAGCCTTTGTTGCCAAGCTGACCCAAGCTCAAACCAGCATTCAAGAGTTTAAGGGCATCCTCGCCACCATCAGCTTTGCGGCTATCGCTCAGGATGCCAAGGAGCTAGGCACCGCCCTAAACACAATGGCCACGGCAACGGGCAAGCTCAGCACCAACCAAAAGGGCATCAAATTTAAGGACGTTCTTAGCGAGGCCCAAACCCTAGACGCTCGTTTTGAGGCGGCGGGAAATAGCGTTACTGCCATCTCTACCAAGGCCGAGAAGCTTGACTTTACCAAAGGTATCCAGCAGGCGACGGATCTGGCCGAGGCTCTTAAATCCGCCTCAACTTGGATGAACTTCCTTATCCAAAATAAAGCTGAGGTGAGCTTTGCCGGGCCAGTAAAAGAATCTGATGGATTGGCAACAGGGCTAAAGAATGCCCAGACAGCTTATGCCAAGCTGGCAGAAAGCATCAAATCATTTAGCCTCAAGACGCCCCTAGACCAAAGCAAGCAACTAGCCGATTCCTATAAGACCATCGCCACTCGCATTGATGAAATGCAGCGGGCGGTAGGGCGAATTAAGCTAGATGCTCAGCTTAGCCAATCGGATTCCCTGTATAAGGCCATCGAGAAAGTTGCGGGGATGTTCCAATGGTTAGCGCAGAATAAGACAGCGTTTAACCTGACGGAACAAATCACTGAAGCTAAGGCATTAGCAACCAGCTTCAAAGAGGCCCGCGATGCGTTTAAGACAATCGCCGATAAGCTGGCTTCTTTCAAATTCAAAACCCAGGCGGACGAGTCAAAAACCCTTGCGGACAAACTCAGCACCGCCGCTGATAAAAGCGGCACTCTGGCCACCAACGCCGAGCGGATTACCTTCGAGAAAGCGCTGAATGATGCCGGGACGTTGCTAGAGCGAATCAACGCTAGCATCACCGCTTTTCGTGAGCTCAAGACAGAACAACAAAGCCTCAGTTTCAAAGACATACTACAGGAAGCCCGTGCCATTGCCCCGGCATTTGATGCGGTCAAAACTTCCCTTGGTAAAAACAAAGAAGTCACCAGCGCTCTCAACATTAAGCCTGTTACCGAACAGGCCAATACCCTCAAGGAACGGTTAGACGCAGCGGCGAAAAAAGCTGAGGCCATTGTCACCGCTGTAGATCGGCTTAACCTGACTCGCCAAACTGGGGAAGCCCTGGCGCTAGCCGATGCCATTGAACGGGGGCAGGTCGCCGCCCGTGAATTGACCGAACTGCAAAAACAGTTCACGTTCAAAAATGCGACCAAGGAAGCCAATGCCCTAGTTAAAGAAACCGAAGGTATTGCCAACTATCAGGCCAAGCTAAATCAGCAGGCCCAAGAGCTTGACTATCGCAAAGCAGCGGCGGACGCTGCACAGCTTGCACGGGAGGCAGAGCAGGCTTCTAAATCGGCATTTGCGGCGGCAGAGTCGGCCCGTAATCTTGACTTTAAGAAAGCTGCCATTGAAGCGGATAAGTTAGCCAAAGATAACGAACGTGCCGCCAATGCAGCGGCGGATATTGACCAGAAAGCCCGCAACATTAGCTATGAAGCTGCCCTGGCAGATATTCGCACACTATCGGCGGATTTAGATGCAGCCAGGAAGGCAACGGCAGACACCGATCAAAAGGCGCGAAACATTAGCTATGAGAAGGCGCTAGCTGATGTCAAACAACTGGCGGCAGACCTAGACCGAGCCAGTAAAGCAACGGCGGATGCTGAACAAAAAGCTCGTAATTTGAGCTATGAATCGGCAATGTCCGACATCAAGCAATTGGCCGTTGATGTGGGGCGGGCGGCTAAGCTAACCGCTGATGCCAAAGAGCAGGCGCAGAATCTAAGCTACGAGAAAGCGCTGGCCGATATTAAGCAACTGTCGCGGGAATTGGAGGCAGCGACAAAGGCTGAAGAACGACGACAAAAACAAGCCGATGATATTAGCTACCGCAAGCAAATTGACGAACTAAAGCTCATCACCAATGAGTTAGATCGGGCTGCGGCGAGTCAGGAAAAATTGAAGACTCAGGCGGAATTGCTGGAACTAAAACGGCAGTTCAATGAATCTGAACGCATGGCCAAAGCCCTAGAACGGGCACAGATTCAAGCTGAAAAATTAGCCCAGCGGGAAGAAGCCTTGTCGTTCAAACGTCAGGTCAAAGAGGCCGAAGACTTTGCCCGTGAATTTGAACGCGCTGCGGATGCCCAAGCCCGACTACAAGCCCAACAAGCCGCAGACAAAGCACTACTAGAAGGGGCTGACCTTGACCCCAAACAAGCCCAACAGTTAGAGGCAGCGGTTAAGAAAATCCAGGCCGAAAACCAACGGGCAGCGGTGACAGCAGCCAAACTCCGGCAGGAATACGGCCTGAGTGAGGCCGAGGTTAAGCAGGTTGAAAAAGCCCTCGCCGCTGCAAACCGAGAGCAACAGAAGCTAGCCGATGGTGCCGATAACTTTGCCACTGCCATCGCCGGGGGTGCCATTGCCACGGGGATTAGTAAGGCGTTCAAATTCGGGGCTAACACGTTCCTCGACTTTGAACAGCAGACCAAACAGTTTGCTATCTTGGCCGGAGCAGCGGGGGCTAGCGCTGAAGAGATCGAAGCCGTTACCAAGGAATCAGCACGGTTGGGGGCGGAAACGGCCTTCACCGCTGCTGAAGTTCAGCAAACCGCTGTTGAAATGTCGCGGGCGGGTGTTTCAGCGTCCAACATTGAGCAGGCGTTGAAGGGCGTCACGTTGGGGGCCATTGCCACATCCACTGATATGAGCGTGCTGGGCGAGGTAGCGGCGAAAGCCCTAACCCAGTTCCAGGCCAGCGGTAGCGATGCCTTGCGTTTTGTGGATGTGCTGGGCGTGACGGCCTCCAATTCGGCAACCGACGTGGAGGGGCTAGGCGAGGCGCTGAGCTATGTTGGGGGGCAAGCCAAGGCCTCTAACCAGTCCATCGAAACCACCTCCCTACTGTTGGGCTTGCTGGCCAATGCGGGCATTGTGGGCAGCCGTGCGGGTACCAACCTGGGGGCGGTGTTTGATGAGTTGAAGGTAGCCAGTGCCGAACTTGCTAGAGGCGTTGAAAACGATGCAACTAAGGCTTTTCAGCTTTTAGATGTCAATATCCGCAATGCCGATGGAACGCTGAAAGATTTTAGTGAGACGCTGCCGCAACTCCGTGCAAACTTTGCTAACCTCACCGTTCAGCAAAAAGAAACCATTGAGCAACAACTCTTTGGCGAACGTGGGGGCCGCGCCTTCACTGCCCTGATGGGGGCCAGCGCTGAGCAGGTCGATCAACTCAATATGGCCATTGCCGAATCTCAAGGATTCAGCCAACGGGCGGGCGAGGCCATGGGTCAGGGGCTAACAGGTGCCCTTGACCTGCTGAGTAGTGCTGCTGAGGGTGCAGCGTCGGTGATGTTTGGCACGTTCGCCCCTGCGGCGGAAGCAGTGGCACGGGCAACGGCGGCATTGCTAGGCGGGTTCCAAGCCTTGCCAGCCCCCATCAGTGGGGCGATCTCGGTGCTGATTGGATTGACCGGGGTGCTGGGCGCTGTGGCGGCGGCAACGGCAGTGTGGAATATCGGCATGATCCAGGCCGTTGGGACACAGATTGCCGAGACAGCGGCGGTAGTGGCTGGCACTGCGGCCAAGGTCGCCAATGCGGCAGTGACGTTTGCCAACGACCAAGTCACCAAGTTCCTGACCCAATCCTTGGTGGCCAGTGTGGCGGCGCGAGGGGCATCAACGGCGGCGACTGGGGCCAATACTGCGGCTCTCACGGGAAACACCGCTGCTACCGCTGCCAACGCCGGGGTGATGGGCAAGCTGGGCGGGTTGGTAGGCAAGGTCGGCAACGTTGCCAAGGCGGCATGGGGAGGCATCGCGACGGCAGTAGGGGCGGCTACAGCGGCCTTTGTGGCAGCAGGTGGTGGGCTGGCTGGTGTCGGGGCAGCCTTTGGGGCGCTTCAAACCGCAGCGGCGGGGGCACTGGGGCCAGTCCTTGCCGGGGTTGGATCGATTGCTGTTGTTGGGGGCTTGGCGGTTGGTGCCGTGGCATCTGTGGCGGCTGCGTTTGACACCTGGCGGTCGATCAATGCATCGACTGGACGAACCAACAAAGGCATCAAGGATATTGACAAAGCCTTAGCCGAGGTCGCGGTGACCTCTGGAGAGGCTAAGGATGGCATTTCAGAGTTAAACAATGTCCCGCTGAATCGAGTGCAGCGGGCCTTAGACGGGATTCGTGATCGGATTCCTGGCCTTCCTACGGCGGCAGAGGCGGCGGCAAATCGTACAGCGCGAAATTTTGCACGAATCTCGCTGAAAGCTGGAGAAACAGAGCAAGCCGCGATTGACTTAGGGGCAGCGCTAAAGGGTGGCACTGAAATCCCCCCAGGGCAAGTAACGGCCACGATTCAGGCCATTGACACGACCATTGCCGGACTAGAACAACAGATCAACCTCAGTGAGGAAGATACCAAAAAACGCGATGCCCAAATCGAACGCCTGCGGAATTACCGCAATGGGCTAACCGCTACCACGGGCACCATGGGCGATGCCAACAATGCCACTGGGGAATTGACCGAGGGCACCGAAGACCTGGGCGATTCAGTTGAAGGTTTGAGTAAAAAGCTAAATTCAGCCAAAACAGCTTTATCCGAGACTCTAGGCGGAATTGAGTTAACAAACCTTGAAGCACAAGCCACAGCACTAGAAGGGCAGGCAGCGGGTAATACTACGCCGGAAAATGTCAATACTAAAATCGCTGAAGCCGACAAAAAAGCGATTGAAGATAGAACTAAAGCCAATCAAGAAGCACTTGATAAACTTAAAAACCTTGATCAGTCTGGAGCAACACCCGAAGACGTCCAAGCTACCAATGATGAAATTCTGCGACTTGAGCAGGCTTTAGCCCAAGACCGCATTGCTTTAGCGAACAATACTATTGAAACGCTGAAGACAAAAAACGCTGAGCAGCTAGAAGATTTTGAACGCACTGCCCAGCAAGCACAAGAAGCCTTAAACCAAGGTGCTACAACAAAAATTACAGGGATTCTTGAACAGCAGCTCTCAGGGCAGATTGACCCAAACGAGGCTGCAAGACAGACTAGAGAAGTCAATCAAAAACTAATAAAAGATACTATTGAAGCCAAAGAGAAGGAGATTGAAGGAGTCCGCGCATTAGAGCGAGACAAAGTAATTACGGCGGAAGAATCTGCAGATCGAATTTCAGCGCTGCAAGGTGAAATAGCAGACGCAAGTCAACAAAGTGTTCAGCTGCAAATTGAGGCTCAAAAAGATTTGCAAGATGAGGCTCAAAGGGCGACAGAAGAATCGCTAAATGCACTACAACAATCCCTTACTGGCAAAACCGCAACTATTGCAGTCTCTCAGGCATCAGGTGAAATTGACGCAGACGAAGCGGCAAGGCTGACACGGGAAGCGAACCAACAATTAACAAAAGATACCATTGCATTAAAGCAACAGGAAGTTGCAGCCGTCCAAGAATTAGAACGCACAAAACAAATTTCTGCCAAGGATGCGGCTAGCCGAATTACAGCATTACAAACTGAAATAAACCAAGCGGTCATCCAAGGTGCTCAGTTACAGATTGAGGCCAATGAAGCTGCTAAACAAGTTGCTTTAAAAGCTATTGATGCCGAACTAACCGGACTCCAGCGCCTACAGCAACAGAAGGAAGCAGGCTTTGAACGAGAGCAAACCGCCCTACAAAATCAGCAGCGGTTGATTGAGGCCAACCAAGGGTTGATTGCCCTTCAGTCAAGCCTAGAGCAAACCCGCCTAGGAACCGCCCTCGCCCAGGCCAAGGCAGAAGGCGATGCACGGGGGCAACGGGAGATCACCGCCGATCTGGCAGAGTCGCAGATTCAGGCGGCAGAGGATGAACTGAAAGCCAAGATTGACTCGCAGCGGGTAACCTCTCGCCTTGCCAGAATTGAAGCCCAACGGGCAATTCAGGCCGCCGAGATTGCCGCCATTGAGGCTGACATTGCGGTGCGGCGGGCGAAGGCTGAAGGGGCCACCGCCGAAGAAGTACAGGGGCTAGAAGAAATTTCGGCATTGCGCCAGGAACAGATCGGCTATGCCCGTGATTCGGCGGTGATTACGGATCAGGTGTTGGGCATTCAAGAGCAACAGCTTGGCCTGCAACAACAACTCACCAGTGAGCAGATTAAGCAGAACCAACTGACTGAGGCTGGCAACAAATTAGCCGATGCTCGGCGGGGCATTATCAGCGCCCTTGCAGCAGAATCTAATACTTCGGTAGAGGACTCTTTGGCTTCCCTAGAACGCATTGGCGACCGACTGGATACGGCCCAAAAGGCAGGGCTATTCCAGGGCGTAAATATTGACGATGCCACCAGGGATGTACGCCGGGCCGTTAGCAGTGGCGACGATGCCAAACTGATTGAATTGGCCCAGCAAAATAACCCCATCATCAACCAACTATTGGAGGCCGTTGGACGGGGGGATATTAACCAACTGGTTCAGGCGGATCAAAATTTGACCGAGGCCCAAACCGAGTTCGATTTGGCCAAGGCCGTTACCGATGGAAACCTCGCCATCGTGCAACGCCTTGATACGCTGATTCAGCAGGGATTGGGTTCACGGATTGAAAACCTGACGGTACAGACTCCCGACCCCGTGGCGGATACTAGCCGAATTGTGAATGATGTTGCCAATGCCCAAACAGCGGGGATAAATGTATGAGCGGACTGACACTAACCTACCAAGGGCTATCGGTGGCCTTCACGCGATTTGATGGGGCATCGTGGCCCCGCAAACGCATCGACACGCCAGAGATTAGCCGTACCGCCTACGGCACCCCCATTCAGCGTGGGACATCCTTTGAGCCGCCGCACCTGTGGCAAATCTCGGCCCTGGTGAGCGACGTGCGCAGTAGCCCCACGGTGTTTAGTGACGCCGACAACCTGGAGGCCATGTTCAACCTGTGGCAGATTGCTAGCGGCGATCTGGTGTTGCATGACTACAGCCGCGACTACTCGGAATTGGCCCCACGGACTAGGGCATTGGCCACGGGGGGAACGGTGGCGACAGTGGGCACTGTAGTACGGTATCCGGCGCAGTTCAATGTGCGGTTTAGCGGAGACCTTACCTTAGAGCGTCAAACCTCCAAGGGTACAATGATAAAGGCAACGTTCCAACTGGTCGAAACCACAAAACGATTGGCAATTTAGGAGATTCTATGAACACCACCAGTACGAAGAAAAAAGTCATTATTGCGGCATTAGCTTTAGTAGCCGTAGGTGCCGCCCTTGTCGCGTTTGACACCTATCAAACCATCATGGGGCCGAGCCGCGAAACCGATCAATTGCTCCGAGAGCTTGAACAACTCAACGATAAGATTGACAACGCGAAATAGTGCAACATTGCACCCTGTTAAAGCGCCGCCGTAAATACCAAAATATGGCTAAGCGCAGTTAAAACCGACCGACAAAAGACAGGCTTAACCACCATGAGTCCACTGCGCCAAACTGATCTGATTGCGATAGCCCTAGTCGTTCTAGCGATAGGGCTATCGCTGTTTGCCTTGGCCGCTAGCAAAAACGAATTTCCTAAACGCCTTCAGGGTGGCGGGGGCGGCGATGTTTATGGAGTGTGTTTGTGATGAGCAACCCCTACAACGTGGAAATCAACGGACGCCCCGCCGATGTGTACGCCATCCTCCTAGCCTATGGGGTGACTTGCCCCGCCACGGCCCATGCGATCAAAAAGCTGCTGTGTGCTGGACGCCGAGGGCACAAAAGCCGCATCCAGGATTTGACCGAAGCCCAGCAAACGCTGGTGAGGGCGATTGATCTGGAGATGGAGGTTGAGCTATGAAATCAACCCTTAAAAAAGCCGCAGCCCTTATGGGTCAACGGGTTCGCTGGGAACGGCTATCCCAGGAAGGTGAAGGTGTTGTGATTTCGGTCGTTGCCCCCGATGGCAACCCTAATGCCTGTGTTGAGTATTGGCGAGCCTCTTCAAAACAGAAGGCGGGAAATACATTGCGCTGCAATTATCCGAGGGTAATTATCCGAGTGGATCGCTACCACCAGCGAACAGGACAGCCAATTAAGCCTATTTACGTTGTTTGCGGGATAGTCAATGTCACACCTTTGGGGCGGGGGCAGGTGGGTGCATGACCGTTAACCTTCGCAGCGTTCCAGTTCAGGTGGTGGTGGGAGGACTCGACCTCTCCCCCGCTTTTGTGCAGCTTTCCATTGGGGCGGGCACCTGGGACGAAAGCGGATGGTTTAAGCCTCGTGGGCAGTTGGAACTCGCCGCCTACTGGGAGGGACAACCGGAGTCCTTCGATTGCCGCGACAACCCCACCCGCTGGGCACCGGGAACCGTGGTTGCGATCTCGGTTGACCTGGGGGCGGGCTGGGTGCCCCTGCCATGGCACCTACGGATTCTGGCCTACCCGAATCGGCCTTACCCTGGCCAGCCCACCATCAGCCTCGACCTCGGCGGTGATGCCGACCTGCTGAACTATCGCGCCCCTGAGGGCGACCCTGGCACCGATGAGTACGGCACACCGACCGGGGCAACGACGCTGATTAACCGCGCCCTCGCCAAAGCTGGGGCACCAACCCTTAGCGACACTGTGACGGGGTTGAACCTGCCCTTCAGCCCAGAAAAAAACACGGGCGGTTCGTGGATGACCTACGCCGGATCGGTGGCCTACGCGGCTAAGCACGTCCTCTGGCAACAGGCCGATGGGGCAATCCGGGCGGTGCCGTTTGACCTCGATGCCCTGGCCACGCCCCTAGCCGCTTACACCGTGGGCACCAATGAGGCCGACTACATCCCAGAGGCACCAGGGGAGCAACCGCCGGAGGTGGTGAAGGTGCAGGGGACGACCTATAAGATCGAGGCTGTCGAGGACGAGAGCTTTGTTACCACCGATGAGGTAGACGGGGTGACGGTGCGGACGACCGTTACCTATCGGGATAGGGGCACCGATCAGCCTATCTACATTGAGCAGGTAGAGCAACCACTGGGCGTGGTGATGCCAAACATTCCCTGGGTTAATCCTGATGCCCTGACCGTAGATAGTCGGCTGACCAAAACTCAGATTTACAATCCCTTGGATGCCAAGCTGACAACCGAAGTTGACCTTATTGAGCGGCCTATCGGTTTTGTGTTTCCCAATGACAACAGCATCAACCCTGACTCGCTGATCCAGGCAGAACGCACCACTATTCAGTACATCTACGATTTTGACGACATCCTCAAGGAACGGCGGACGACTATTGAGCGCTCTGTGAGAACTGGCAATACGGCACAACTGGCTAAGGCCCAAATCACCATCGAACGCTGGACAAAGGTAGGGGCCGAGGAATACACCTACCAGCGCACCCAAACCAACTTTGACCAGACCCAGCCCTCTCTACCCGAACGCAGAGGCGCATCTACCAACAACACGCCCCCGGCTACATCCTACCGACCCGCCGAAAAGCAACGCACCGAAAAGCAGTTCCAGGGCCAAGCCCGTTTCTCTTCGCCCGCGGGCAGTGGCTTTGCCGAAAAGCTGTGGTCGGTGCAACTGCCCTCAGGGATGGGCATCAGCGATACCCAATGCCGACGGATGGCGGAACACTGGGGCCGCATCCGTCAGGGCCGACAGTTCCCCATCAAGTGGGCCGCAGACCTTACTGCCGAATGGCTCACCAATTTCAACCCCGTGCAGCGCGTAGACTTTACCCTAGGCGGAATCACTACGAGTTACCTGGTAGAGGCGTTGCAGTTGGTGATTACCCAGCGCGATGCGTCGATAGGGGGCAAGGGAATTGAGTTGGGGCGCATTGTGGGGGGCACCATCAGCCCGCCCGCTGTTCAGGTTTCTAAGGAGGTTCGCGCCGTGGCTGGAGGCATTCGAGTAACCGCTACCGGGGAGGCCCGCATTCTATGACCACGCCGATTACCACACTGCCCATCACGGGCTACACCATCACCGACCTGGCCTTGGTTGCCCCTGCTGCTGGGCAATTTTTGGAGGTGGGCGGCTCTAGCGATGGCCGAATCGACATTGACGCCCTAGCCACCTACTGTCGCACGGGCGTCACTTGGGGCAGCATCAGCGGCAAGCCCACTACCCTAGAGGGATTTGGCATCACCGATGCTCAGCCGCTCAACACCAACCTCACCGACATTGCCGCCCTCACGACTACAGGATATGGCCGGGGGATGCTGACGTTGGCAGATGCCGCCGCCGCCCTCGCCTACATCGGCGCAGCACCTACCAGCCACACCCAGGCATGGTCAACTATCACCAGCGTCCCTGCCAACATCACCACCGTGTCGGGATGGACAGCAGACCAAATCACCCGCGCCGGGGCTATTCCCGCGGCCACCTCTGGCACCCTGGAAAAAACCGGGGCCACCACCTACGGCACCTACACCGTCAGCACCTATGGCAAAAGCCTAATTGACGACGCCAACGCCGCCGCCGCACGAACAACCCTAGGGGCCACAACGGTAGGGAGCAACCTGTTCACCCTCACCAATCCCAGCGCAATCACGTTCCCACGAGTCAACCCGGACAACACTATCAGCGCCCTGTCAGCCGCCGACTTTCGCACGGCCATTGGTGCTCAACCGCTTGACAGCGACCTAACCACCATTGCAGCATTGACCCCCAATGATGGCAATTTTATTGTGGGTAATGGTACGGATTGGGTGACGGAGTCAGGTGCTACAGTTCGGGATAGTTTAGGCATTCCTGCACTAGGAAATTGGACAACTCTATCGTTAACGTTTGGGGCTGAATTTGATCCGGTTCTCGTCGGGAGTCATCCTACTCGTGTCCGAGTAAATGAGTTTTTACGCTTGGTTATAGTCGAGTTTTGCGTAGGTGCAGCCTCCGTTCCTACTGATTCGAGTACCATTTTCTCATGGACGTCTGCATATGCCTTGCCATCAAGTCCGACTTTGAAAGTCGCAACCATAGATTATGCCAATATCACGCCTTATCCACTGGTGGTGGTCGAAGGCAATGCTATTAAATTTAATCAGAGAGATTTAGCGCCAAGTAGTCCGATTTCAGCTTTACTTGGCCAAGTTTTATTCATTTACTAGCAGGAAAAATGATTCTATTAGACACACCAAATGGGCCACAGCTAATACTGCCGGGGGATGATTGGGTCGCTCCCGATGGTCGGTATTTGAAACTACCTGATGACCACCCTTTGCCCCCAGGCCCACGCTCTGAATGGATTATAGATTGGGAGACCGGGGAAATTACAACAACTTGGGAGCCACCCGCTGCACTGCCAGAGCCAGACTGGGATGCGCTGAATGCGGCAATTTTATTGGAACCAAATTGGCAAGCGGCAACCGCTATTGTGAGAGGGATTAACCCTGGAATTACAGAAGCGCTGCCTGCTGCGATGACTCAGATCAGCACAGGGCAAACGGCCATGTTTGCCTTTTTGTATAGTCAGATTTGCACCCTGGCCGAGGTATCCCCAGCCCAGCGAGAAACCTGGGCAACAATGGCCGAGGGGTTCAACCTGCCCGCTGAGTTTGTGGTAATTGTGAGGGGTAGCTAATGGCAACCATCCGCCCCACCACCACACGCGCCACAACAAACAAAGCTGTAACCACTAAGGCTGTAACAACTAGAGCCGAAACGGTTCGAGCGACTACCATCACCGCTCGTCAGCAGGCGCTTATCAATGCTGACAAGGCAACGGCTACGGGGAAAATAGCCCAGGCAAAAACTGAGGAGGCCCAGCGCACCGCCCCGGTGACAGGCACCGCTGCGGGCTACGATCCTGTCACTGGCGACTGGCTCATCACTACCCCCGACGGGGGCACCATTCGCGCCCAGGCGTTGACCGATGGGGCATTGGTCGGTAAGCGCTTGCCCCTGCAACGGTTTGGGGATTCTCAAACCAGTGCGGTCAATGCGCCCCCGTCTGGCAGTAATGGCGGCGCTGGCGGCAACGTCATCTCGCAGATCGAAGCGGCGCAGCGGGATGTACTGAACGTGCTGGCCATTGAACAGATCGACGTTGCCATCGACGAACCCAAAAACCGCAGCTACACCATCACCCAATACCAGGCTTACCCCTGCCGGATTGAGGCGCTACACCAGCCGGAGGTAGACTACACCATTGCCATTGCCCCAGCGGTAGGCGAACCTGTGGAAGTGGGGGGCACCATCACCCTGACCCTATCCGGCATTCCCGACGGCGAAGACGACCCCATACCGCCGCCGCTATCGGTGTCGATTGCCACCCGGAGGATCTAGCATGGCCCGCCGCTTTGTGTATTTCCAGGGGTCGCCCGCGCTGCCAGAATTTCCCCTCAAGCTGTTGCTGGAAAAGTACAGCGGCGATGACCAGGGCTACTATGTGGGGGGCTGGAATCAAGAGCCTGTGTTTGTGGCCCCCCTCAGCAGCCCTACCTACAACCGCATTCGACTCTACGGCATCACCGCCACCGGGCCAGGGCCGAATGATTGGGTCGTAGGCGGCTGGGCGTGGGATAACGCCTTTTTGGATCGCCTTGTATTTTACGGAGCGACGGGGTTCCTGTTTGAGTCAGTAATTAACGACAGCGCCTTTTTTTCAATGGCGGGACATTTTGCCGCCGCCGCAGATGTTGGAATAGATCGGTTCTACTGGGCAACGTCGCAAGGCACCTCTGGAACACGCTCTAGCCCTGACTTTATCCAAGGCTTTGTTCTGCCTAATGTTTTTGCTGAGCTACGCCTTGACGTAACTCAGGACACGTTAAGGCAACAGGTTGTCCCAAACCCCGACCTTTCCTATGCCATTTTTGTAGGCAACAACAGCGTCAACACGACCCTTTACCCCAACGGCAACCCCTGGCTGGCTACGGCTGCTGGCACCTTCACTCGCCTCAACACCGACCTCAATGCCGTCATTCCTCGCAGCGACCTAATCGGCCTGACGCTCTACGACAAAGGGGTAGACGCCTACGCCGAGAATATCTGGTGGCCAGCGGCGGGGCAACAATCCCTCACCGTTACCCCCTGGCAACTCACCACCGGGGGCACCGCCACCGAGGGCACACCGTTCCCCGTTGCCTACGTTGCCCCCGACCCTGCCCAGTATTTCGCCTGGGATGCCTCGCTGTGGGTGGAGCCGCCTACACCCTAGCCCTCTGACTTAAAGTCTTTGGCTAGCAGTGGCTTTTCCGGTAAATTGTGAACCGCTGCGCAGTGGGGGCACATCACCCAAGTCCTCTCACCCCACGGGAAATCGCCCACCGACCACCAACGGTTGCAGGCGTGGCAACGGAAATGGTACAGGTACTCCAGCGATACAGTGAGCATGGTCTACACCCTAGCCAGCGTCACGCGCTCTTCCTGGTCTTGGTACTTGCGGCCCTCGTAGGTCGTCTCGCAGGGTTCGCCCTCAAAGAAGAGCAACTGCACCACGCCCTCGCCAGCGTACACCCGGCAGTCAGCGCTGGAGGAATTGGAAAATTCTAGGGTGAGATGCCCCCGCCATCCAGCCTCGGCGGGGGTAATGTTGGCAATGATGCCCGCTCTCGCATACGTCGATTTGCCAATGCAGATGACGGTCACATTGTCCGGCACTTGCAGCCGTTCCACAGCAACCCCTAGCCCGTAGGAATGCGCTGGAAGAATGAAATACTCGCCCTGGTCATCGCTGTGCAGTTCAACGCTTTCTAGGTTGGCAGGGCTGAAATTCTTGGGGTCTACGACGGTGCCGGGAATGTGGCGGAACACTCGAAAGTCGGCGGCACTGAGGCGAATATCGTAGCCGTAGGATGACGCGCCATAGCTGATGACCTTGCGCATAGACCCCCGCCGCTCTAGTCCCCTAATCAAATTGGGCTGGAATGGGGTAATCATCCCCTGCTGGGCTTGCTGAGAAATCCACCAATCGGGTTTGATCATTCGGGTGTCCTTTGTTGGTCTATTTTAAAAAGAACCCCCAAGGCGGGCAAACCTTGAGGGTAGGTGAATCACTGATCGTCACTATGCCCATTATACCCAGACACCCCCGTGCGTAGGCCACGGCGGGCCAAGAAAGGCAGTGTATCCATCACCAGCCGCAATGGGATGTTGCGACTGCGATGGACGCATGAGCGCCAACCCTACCAGCTTGCTTTGGGCTTGCCCGATAGCCCGCTGAACTATCAACGCGCTGTTGCTCTGGCGGCCACAATCCAAGGCGACATTGCGAGGGAACAGTTTGACCCAACCCTAGAGCGCTATCGGCCCCAGCCCGAACCGGAGGCACCGCCACCCCAGGCCACTACGGCGGAACTGTTCGAGCGGTTCATGGCCTACCGCCGCTCGGAAGGAACCAGCGGCCAGACCATCACCGCCGGATACCAGCCGCTGCTCAGCCACTTATCCCGATGGGGCAAGAACATCACCACCGAGGCTGAGGCCACCGCTTTTGTGGAGCACCTCCGATCCCGGCAATCCCCCACGGTGGCAAACCAGAACCTATCCCGCCTACGAGGGTTTGGCCGTTGGACCACCAAGCAGGGGCACCTAGCCAACAACCCTTGGGCCGATATCCCGCGCCTCAAGACCGCACGGCAACCCAACCCCAAGCGCCAACCCCTCACCGCCGCACAGATCCGCACCGTCTTGGATGCTGCCAAGGCCGACCGCTACGCCGCGCCCTACCACGATTTTGTCATGACGCTGTTCTACCTGGGGGTGCGCCCCTCGGAGGCGGTGGGGCTGCGATGGAGGCACATTGACCTTGAGCGAGGGCAAGTGACCATCTCCGAATCCCTAGCCCGTGGCCCCGATGGCAAGACGGCTGGCTGGGCACGGCAGCGCAAGGGCACCAAAACCAACAAGGCCCGCACCATCACCCTCCATCCCGACATGGTGGCCATGTTGACAAATCGCAGGCCGGACAATGCCAAGCCCGATAACCTGGTGTTTCTCTCCCCACGGGGCAACCCGATCAACGATTCCAACTTTAGCCAGCGCATCTGGAAGCGCATTTGTGCCCTCGCAGGGATCGACCGTGTGCCCTACTCGGCACGCCACAGCCTCGGTTCCCACCTCCTGGAGCAGGGCGCATCCATCCCCCAAGTTGCCGCTACCCTCGGCAACACCCCGGAGACCACCGCTCGACACTACGCCCACATGATCGACAGGCCAGAGATGCCGGGGTTTTGATTCAGTCAGCAGTTTTTATCTGTCAGCAGTAGTGACAGCATATTGTCAGCAGACCCAAACCCTTGCCATGCATAGGTTCATGCCGATTCAGTCAATCAGTCAGTGCGTTCTATAGGGGTATATTTTTCTCCATAAGGGTAGAGGGGCTTTATGTACTACCTAAAAAAACGGCTAGGGGTGAAATTCCACTGACTGATTGACTGAATAGCTGAAACCTAGATGTAGCAAGGGTTTGATTCTGTCAGCGCCCTACTGACACTATGCTGACAAAAGAAAAAGCACTGACACTATCACCCCAATGGAGGAAATAAATACTTAGTAATTTATTTATAAATATCTATCTATATAAGGGCATTGTATACAGTACACAGTATGCAGGAGGTGTGGTGTGGGGGTAGTGTCAACCGTCAAGGAATCCTTGACGGTTCGATGGGTGCGGTGTTGACAGCCCTGCATGGCTTGCACAGGCTAGATACACCGTATGCGAGGTTGTCACGTTTTGGGACAACCTTTGTGTCCAGCCAGATACCGAGTGCTTCAAAGCAAACCCATTTTTTGGCCCTGCGATCCGACAAACCTAGGCGGCATGGGGGCTGGGGTGCTTAATCGCAAATCCCTACGTCAACGGGAATTCCCGTTGGCCCCAAAACAAAAGCCCCAGCAAAAGCCAGGGCTTGGAGGGTGCGCTACCTACCTCCACTAAGCGCGTTTTTAAATGGTATCGGGGGCAAGAGTTGAACTTGCAATCTTCGGGGTATGAACCCGACATGGTAATCCGTTCCACCACCCCGGTGTAACCAGCATAGCAAAAACTGCTGCACGTTATCTGCACGTTATGCGTCGCCCAACCGCCCCTAACGCTACCCAACGATACCCACAGCAAAAAGGCCCGCCCTTGATGGACTGGCCTTTTGACTATCGGAGCGGCGGGATTTGAACCCACGACCCCCACTACCCCAAAGTGGGGAGCACCGCAGACGGGGCAAGGACTTGGGGCGTCACCGGGGAGCCGTGCCCGTTAGCTGCACGTTATGGGCGGGGTTGCCCTCGTGCAGGAGGTGGAAGGGTAGCCCGACGATGGCCGGGTAGCTTCGGTGTGGGGCTGGGGTGACGTGGGCGGTGAGCATGGGTTAGTCCTCATCATCGGTGTGATAGCTAGTGGGCGCTTTGTCCCCCGTCCTTGCTCTGCGTACCAGATTGCCAAAGCTAGGGTTCTGGTGGTGAGCCTCAACCACCTGCCGGATCAGCGTGTTGCGCGGCATTCCCAGCCAGTCTGCTACCAAGGTAAATTCTTCCATCGCCCTGTCGCTTAGCGTCAACGTGACCTGGTTCCGATCCGGTGCCATTGCATCGCCCATAAACAATCCTCAAATTATCTGCAATCACGGGCATTCTATCAAACTCATCACAAAAGCGATGTAATTGCGTTGCATAAGTGACCTAAGACTGTTATCCTCAGGCTATGAAACCTCTATGAAACCCCCATGCAACCGTTTGTTTCCCCTCCCACGTATGCCAGAGCCCTTGTGATAGCTGAGCTATCGAGGATTCGGTATCCAGGGGAGCGGCGGCAAATCTCGAAAAAAACCATGTGGCGCTGGTGCAACCTAGCGGGCGTCGATCCGGGGCTTAAAGCCTTCACGAAACTTCAGTGCATGGCCCTGGCTCAAATCGCTGCATGGTTTCAGCAAGGGTATTCAGAGGAGTCCATCCAACGGTTCTTAGGAGAAGCCAACCATGTCCAACAAAGGGTTCGACCCCAACAGCAACAACAAGCCCCAAACCCCGCCCCAGCAACCGACTGGGCCAGCTTCTTTGGGGTCTGACGACCGGGCTTTCCGTGCCCAAGTGGCGGCGGAAATTGCCCAGCTACGCAACCAAGTCAACGGGGCTCTAACCGCCCGTGCGCAAGGGATTCAAGCCGTTGCGGATGAGTACCAAGAAGCCTCGCAGCGGGTAGCCGACCAAGCCTCAGAACTGCTGTATGACGTGCTCAGCGGTGGCAGTTTTTTCAACCAAATCGCCCGCAATGTGGGGCAGCTGATGGCAGCGCATCCGACGGGCGAAAAATTGACCATTCAAACTCCGACCTTGAGGCCGATCTCCTATCAGCCCTTACCACAGGCGACGCCACGGGCCTCCTTGACCGCTACTGCCGACAGCAGCAATACCAAGTAGCCCGTTTGCTATGGGCCATGGCGGAGGACACAGCGAACCCGCTACGGCCCATCTGGAGGGCATCTAAAGCCTATCTAAGATTGCCTCTTCCAGATGCCTTGCCAGATAGCTACGAGATGGCCAGATGGCCCATTAGATGGGCGTTAGAGAGTTTTCAGGGAGTCTACGAGAGGGGACTAGATATGAACCAGATGATTACTTTGGGCCTAGCAGGGGTTGCATTTGTGGCGGCGATTCCCAGCCTAGGCAATGCTAATAGCACTCTGGCCGACTTTCAGTCGATGCGCGACCAGTCTAATGCTGACATGGCAACCCATGCCGATCTAATGCTCCAGCAGGATTCGGCTAAGGCTATGGCCGAAATTGCCAACGAACGGTACACCGTTTTGGGTTGCCAACCTGTGGTGAATTGGGGCCAAACCGATTGGGTGTCTCTAGTCGAAAACGAAGTGGTTCTCGATCCAGAGACACAGTTTCCCATCCCCGCCGGAACGATTGTGTGTGATGCCAATGGCAACACGGCCATCATGCAGCACAACGCCGAGGGGCTTCCCGTGGCCCAGTCGTTTGCCTTCACGGGAGATCGGGAGGTTGTGCTCAGCCGTCTGCGGCAATTCCCACAGTTTGAAGAAAACATGTTCATAAACGGCCAGGAGGTCAACAATGTTCAGCCCGCGCCCGTCGAGCCCGCCACCGAATCAGCCGCCCTTTAGCGTAAACCAGGGTGTGCCTCAGTCCTTTTTTACAGTGCCGCCCAGCGAAGGGCTACCCAAGCCACCATCAGCCAAACCCCCGAAAGCAAAACCTATGGCCACTACTCTTTCAACATCTAAGGCTTCAAAGCTATCGCTCACCAATTTTGTCCAGCGGGGGATGTGGGCCTGCGCCCTAACCGTTGGTGGCATCGTCTGTGTGTGGAACGTCCAGCCGTACATTCGATTGTTTCGGATGGGCCAAGACTTTGCTGCCAGCAACGGGATGATGGTGCCTCAAGCAGCCTGGGTTGCTGTGTTTTGTGGCACTGCCAGTTGGGGCCTACTCCAGTTTGCGGAAACCTACTACGTCGTGTTGCTGCATGACCGAGAGGCAATTCGCAACCTGCTAGCTCATCGCAAAAATGGCGACTCGCTCAGCATTGACAGTGACGACGACAACGAAGCCGTGGCGCTGAAGGAAGCCTACAACAAGGTTTCTGCCTCCAGCATCCGCATTGCTAAACGGTGGATGTGGGTCGCGTATGGATTGGACGCTGTGATGTGCGCCACGGTGTTCCCTCCGGCGGATTCACTGCGAGAGTTCTTTTTTCTCATTCTCACAGGGCGATGGGGACAACTGAACTGGCCAAATATCGGCATGTTGGTCGCCATGATGTTTGTCTTCGAGGCGATGTTGAAGGTTGTGCTGTACCTGAATAAGCAGCAAGTCATTGTTAGCAAGCGCAAAGCGTAGGAGATTTTGAGATGCAGTGGACAGTGGATGAAGTGAAGTGGATCGCTAGGGCTGAAAAAGCCATTCCAGAGGATGAGTTCAAAATCTGGATGGTTGGAGGTGGCGTTGGCGGGATTGGCGTTGCGGCCCTACTAAACCCCGTGGCAGGGGCATTCTTGGCGGGGGCATCGTTTTTCCAATCGTGGAATAGCAACGAAGAAGCCAGCAACCACCTGGCCGCCATCGACGATGGCATTATGGCCCACTTGTTTGATGGCCCCACGTTCGACAGCTACGTTGAATACCGTGGGCCAGAGCAAGTGCTGGTGGAACTGAACAAGGCCAAAGCCCGCAAGCTGCCCATCAAAGCGGCTGGGCGAAAGTTTTTGAACGGGGGCGCGAACAAAGCCCGAATTGCCAGCATCTTGAAACCCCTGCGCCCTGCTGAGCCTGCCCCCGTGTCTGTCGAAGAATTGCCCCATGCGGCTCCTGTTGCCCCCGTGGCGATGCCCGTTGCCCCTATGCCAACGATGGAATGGGACGATGACCCAGAGCCCAAACCAGAGGCCACCGCCCACGACATCCTCCGGGAATGCCTAGCTTATCCGGCGGTGCTAATCTATGGCCCCCAAGGGAGCGGCAAAAGCACCCTGGCAAAGTGGTTCATCAATGAGCGCATGAAGGCAGGGCACATGATCGAGGTGCTAGACCCCCACGCCGCCTATGGTGCATGGAAAGGGCTACCTGTATCTGGGGCTGGGATGGACTACGCCGCCTGCAATGAACGGCTACAGCACTTTGCAGCCCTGGTGAAGGCCCGCTACACCGAACTAGCCAAGCGCCCTGAGTACAACCCCAAGCCCCTAACCGTCGTCACGGAAGAGTTCACCAACTGGTCTAGCCATTGCCCCGATGCCTCCGCATTCTTTGCTAGTAGCATGAGCGACATTCGCAAGATCGCCATGCACAGCCTGTTCATCGCCCACGGTCGCACGCTAACCAGCTTGGGCGGCAAAGCAGGGGTAGCCGCCCAACGTGACCAGTCGTTGCTCGAAATCGAAATGCTCGGCACCATTGGTGAAGGCGGCAAAGCGGTACCCACGGGCTACTGCAATATCTACTATCCAGGGCAAAAGGACACGCCGATCCGGGTTGCGGTGCCCAACTTCGACCCTGATGCTGAGATGGTGCCCCCGGTAGTGGTGGAAGACATTGCTGACCTGATCCTGGCCATCCTAGAAAAGCACAATGCCCCCATGCTGGCTAGCGAAGTGCGGCAACAATCGACAAACCTCAAAAAACTGACGACCGAAAACATAGCCTTTGCCCTAGACCGTATGGCCACTGATCACGGCACCGTTGCTAGCGATGGACAATCCCCTGCACGATTCACCCTGGCTGAGGTTTCCCCATGACCTACACCTCATACCACCCGCCTAGGCCGCATCGACAAAACCATCAACAGCGCCGAAACCACCTACGACGCCTGGGACTGGAATGGCGAATACCTTGGAGGATTTACCACTCAAGACCGGGCCGAGCAGGCCATGCAGGAAGCCAAGGAAGTTCACGACGCCCTGGTTAGCCGCTACAACAACCGCCGCTATGCGTGACATACTCCCGACCCTCACGCTTCGCGTAGAGGGCGGGCTTCTCCAGTCTTTCGACCTTCGCGTTTTATAGTGAGCCGATGTCCCAGGCCCACTTTCTTGATGAGCACCCCAGAGTTCACGTCTCGCGGCATAGAGGCTCCACAGTGGGGGCAGCTATGCCAGCGGTCTGACAACTCCTTCGGTACTCGGTTCAGGCAAATTGCACAATGCTGGGACGTACCAGCGGGGTTGACCTTCACGACTTGCTTACCAGCTCTTTCAGCCACATAAGGCAAGGTCTCGTTCAGGAACCCAGCTATCCCAGCATCAGCAAAACTTTTATTCAGGCCAGACTTTGCAGCTTGACCATTGGACAGAAACTCGCCGCATTCACCCGGTTTAGGTTTGCATCGACGGTTGACATCCTCCTCGGCCTAAAGGCGCGAGGATTCCCAGTCTGCCCGCACTAAGCGTACTCCTGATGGGTAGACAAACAAGCCGCTGCCCCAGATTGGGGTCTTACATAGCTTAGCGTTTGCCCATTCGGGTCGGCTTGCCCAGCCGCCAAGATATTCACGCTGGCGTTGATGTCTCGGTCGTGTTCGGCCCCGCAGTTGAGACATAACACTGACCGCACCGATAAGTCCAATTTGCCCCAGCGATAGCCACAACATGAACACACTTGGGATGTAGGTTCCCATCGGCTGATGGTTCTTACCTCCCGGTCGTGGATCAGGTGGGCCTTACCCTCACAGAGGGTTCTAAGTTGCCGCCATCCAGCCCGACTAATCGCCCTGGACAGAGAACGGTTCTTCACCATTCCCGCCACGTTCAAGTCCTCCAAGACCACCACACGGTTTTCCCGCACTAGGCGAGAAGCCAGCTTTTGGTTGAAGTCTTGGCGAATGTCGCGCTGTTTAGCCTCCATCCTGGCAATGGCCAGTCGCAACGATTCACGCCGCTTCGAGCCTTTCATGGCCCTAGCGAGTTTTCGCTTCCCTTTGCGAATGTGCTTGTCCAGAAATTGAGTGTCCGGGGCTTTGATTTTCTCCCCGGTACTGAGGGTCGCTAAGGTTTCAATGCCCAAATCCACGCCAACCCCTTGGTTTTTGGGTTCGACGGTGATAGGCTCCACCTCCACCACAAAGCTCAGGAAATACCGTCCTGCACAGTCTTTGATGACTGTGACAGAGCTAGGTTCAGAGGGCAATGGCCTTGACCACTTGGCTTTGATGTGCCCAATCTTGGCCAGGTAGACTTTCCCGGCCTTGATGGAGAACCCGCCCTTCCGAAAACGAGCGGACTGCTGGTTGAGTTTCTTCTTAAACCGAGGGAACCCGACCCGTGATCCTTTCCTCTTTCCCTTGCGGTAGTCGAAGAAGTTTTTGAATGCAACGCCCAAGTCCTGAATGGACTGCTGCAACGGGATGTTGCTGACCTCGGCCAGCCATTCCCGTCCCTCAGCCTGCTTGGCTTGGGTGATGCAGATTTTCTGCAACTCAGCATTACTGGGCCACGTCTCGCCTTTCGGCGTTGACTTAATCAGTGCCAGTGCATCATTCCACACGATAAAAACTCGTGAGCTTGGTAGCCCCGTCTCTTTAGAGCGGGGCGGAAAAGCGACACAGCGGTTTTAGCCGCCGTCAGGCATGGTGAGGGTCGTTGATGTAGGCCATGATCTTTGCCGTGCTCACCTTCCCCGTCGTGTCGTAAAAATATGAGCGAGTCCACAGGGAAGGTAGCTTGCAGAGGTGGGGGAACTCCTGCCTGAGCAGTCGAGATGAACGCCCCTTCATTGCTTTGACTATTTGGTGGACGGCAACCTGGGAGCCATGTTCTACCAGAATGTGAACGTGGTCGGGGGCTATTTCTAGAGCCTTAACCAACCAACCATTCTCTAGGGCCACTTCATTGAGTATCGCGGACAACCTCAGCTTGACGCTGCCAACCAAAACCTTTTTCCGCCGCTTCGGAATCCAGACCAAGTGAACATGGGCCAGCCCTACCGAGTGGTTGCCGTGGCGGTAGTTAATTGACTCATCTCGCATTGTTGATGACTACCCATTTATCTACAATTTTAGTATACTTGTTTTATGCCTAAAACCTTTGCAGCGCAAGTCAATCGACTCCCTAGCGACCCGGATCTAAGGGCCGCACTGGAGTATTTATGCACGGAGTCAAACAGCCTCTACAACAGCACGGTTTATCTGGCTAGGCAGTTGTATTTCAAGGCTGGCAAATTCTCAAATGGTCGCTGGCTGTCCAGCCAGATGAAGCACAACGCCCACATGAAAGCGCTCTATACCAGCGCTGCACAGCAAACCTGCATCAGCGTTGGAGAGGCGTTCAAGGGCTACCGTGAACTGCTGAAGCTATGGCGTAGTAGTGGACTGACTGAAAAGCCCAAGCCGCCCAACTATCGCCGCTCTGGTGGCATGTTTCAGATCAGCTACCCCAGGCGGTGGCTTAAGTTGGTTGATGGCCAAGTTAGGGTGCCAATGGGAACGGCCTGCAAGGTCTGGTTTGGCTTACCTGAAATCTTTGTACCCTTCCCCAGCAACCTCAACTGGGCCGATGTTAGAGAGCTTCAGATTGTGCCCAGAGCGGGCTATTTTGATGCCGTCTGGATTTGTGCGGGCAAGCCCACTGAATCCGTTGAGCTAGACCCTGAGAAGTCGTTGGCCATTGACCACGGCATTGATAACTGGCTGACCTGCGTAGACAGCGAAGGCCATAGCTTCATCGTTGATGGCAAGCATCTAAAGGCACTCAACCAGGGCTATAACAAGCGGGTTGCAACCATCAAAGACGGCAAGGAGCAAGCCTTCTGGTGCAAGCTGCTGGATAAGCTGACAGGCAAGCGTAATCGCCAGATACGCGATGCTGTCAACAAAGCGGCCCGCACAGTGGTCAACCACTGCCTGAAGTACGGTGTTGGCACGGTTGTTTTTGGCTGGAACCCTGGTCAAAAAAGCGAGGCCAGCATGGGCCGCAAGACCAATCAAAAGTTTGTCCAGATTCCTACGGCCAAGCTGAAAAACCGCATTGCTCAGCTTTGTGAGGCCCACGGCATTTTGTTTGTTGAACAGGAGGAAAGTTATACATCGCAAGCGTCAGCGTTAGACCTTGATGCCATCCCCGTCTACGGTGAAAAACCCGAGAGTTGGAAGGCTTCAGGCAAACGCATTCGGCGCGGAACTTATCGCTCTGCCGCTGGCGTTGAGGTTAATGCCGACTGCAACGGGGCATGGAATATCGGTCGCAAAGCAAAAGTAACTGGGATGCAACGCACCCCAGCAAGAGGCGTTTTGACTTCGCCTAGGCGTCTGAGAATTTGGGATCTTCCTGGTGAAACGATCCTAACTCAGAAGTGCTGTAATCCCTCCGGGGAATCCCCGTCGCTTTAGCGCGGGGAGTAGTCAAGTCCTCCTGATTCCAATAGGTGGCCTCCAGCCCATGGGACGCCATGAAGTCACAGTTTTCTCGGATGGCTTGGGCCTGGGCGGGCGTCATCGCGAAGGCGACCAATCGGTTAAACCGCAGATCACAGTCAATGCTGTGCCGATGCGTGACATCTTGCAAAAGCTGGCTACTCTGCTGGGTAAAGTCCCAGACCGCCAAGGTTTCCTCTAGGCCAATATCCTCAACGGACGCCTTAAAGCTTTGGTTGGCCCCAAAGACAAAATGCCCGCCGTTGCGCCCAGTCGCTCCGCAGGACAGATTGCCTCGCTCCAAGACCACAGGCCGGACGCCCAACTGACTCAGCCAGTAGGCGGTGCAAATGCCCGTGATGCCCCCTCCAATCACGACAACGTCGGCTTGAGGTGGCAAGGCGGGTTCAGGTTGAAAGGTCAGGTCTTGGGAATGAAGCCAAAAGGAGACCGCACGACTCGTCATAGGGATGTGACCGAAAGGACAGGGTTCTCTCCGTTCTACCCTATGATTCGCTCGATGCTGTCTCCAGTCATGGCCCAATGGCTGACACCAGCGGCGGATGATCAGGCTACACTTTTGGCGACCCCAACGGCCCCAGCAGCAGCAAGGGCCAAGGC